GTAACAGTAACTGCAGTACCAATACCTACAATTGTTGCACATGGAGAATCTTGACCATATTGTGCAAATATGTTATCAGTCCAAGATTCAAATGTTCCATCAGTGAAATCTGCATAACTAAATGTACTGATTTCTCCGTAGTAACCTACTGTTACATCTCCGTTAATTGGTACAATTATTGTTTTAATATTTCCTGTGCAAGGATCTGTATAACTATAATTATAGGTTTGTGCATATGCTAAACTAACAAATACACTAATAAATATTGATATGAATAATTTAAGTCTCAATGCGTAAATATACCTTTGGTAATCATTCTGCTAACAATTCGACTTGAAGCCGTCTCAAGTGCTTTTTTGGTGCTGATACCTATGGTAGATTGATTGAACTTAACTTCATCTGTTACATCTCCTAAAATCGATGACATTTTTACTGTGCTTGCTTCTCCTAAACCCGAACCCATTATCACTTGTCCAGTCTCAGCATCAACAAACTTAACTTGTAATCCTAAACGAGTTGTTTGAGTAGTGGTTTGTTTGCCGTCTACTTTAACTACCTCATCTTCTGATACTGAAAAATCATAAACTTCAATATATACAAAGTACTTTGCTAAAATAACATTGCCTTTAACTTCTATTTTATTTGATGATATTCCTTTATCAGATGCTTTATCTTGAGCAATCATTCGTTGCTTGATTTCTTCTTTTTCTTCAGTAAACACAAAGCGATTAGTATATTCTAAATATTCTAACACGATGTTTGCAACACCTAAACCTACACGCTTATCTTTAAGTTCGGGATACATTTCATAAAGTTCTTCATTAATTCCAATTTTCAATACTTGAATTGGAATTTGTACTGCACCATCATAATCAGCTACAGCTTCAATGCTTTGTTTCTTTTCAAACTCAGCTTGGTATTGTTCTGTTTTAACAGATCCTATACCTTGTGCTGAGGCTGACTTACAAGAAGCCAGCCCTAACACAAATAAAAATGGAAGTAATCTTACCATGACTCTTCTTCTACTTTTTTAGGTTTCTCAGCAGGTTGAGTTGCTGCAGGTTTTTCGACTATTCTTTCACGGATAATTGTGCCGCCGCCATTATCAACCTTTTGTTTGTTTTCTTGATTTTGTTGTACATTCACAACCACAGGTGCTGCTGCAGGTGCTGCTTGCTCTGTTTTAGTTTCTTCTTTTGGCTCTTCTTCATGACCACCAAACAATGTAACTCCTAACCAAGTTCCACCACCAGCTACAACCGTGCCTAATGTTCCAACGATAGTCTTCTTAAGACCACCCCATGTTCCATCATTCATTTCTTCTGACATATTATTCCTTTACTAATTTTTCTACTATCGGAGCATTTGTTTCAGTAGACAAACTTAATACGTACATACCCGGTGCTAAACGTCCTAAGTTCTTAACATATGTGTATTGTCCTGCAGGAAGCTGACCCGATAGTATTGTTACAACTTTTCTTCCTTGCAAATCATAAACTGCTAATTGAGCATCTGCGGATGCATTTTCTACATTAAATGTAATAGTCACATCATCTAATACTGGATTTGGATAAATTTCAACAGTATTTAAATCAATAACCCCGCCTACTGAACTTTTAACTACTTGCAATATACCGTTTGTCGGAGTAATCTCAAGGTCTTTAGACACAGTATTTCCAGCATATTTCTCAGTTGTCCAAATTGGAGATTCTGTCCATGCAGATTGAGGTTGTAATGCTAAGAATTGTAAACGAACTACTTCCGTATTGTCTTGTAATGGATTAGTATTGGTAGCATCATATCCACCCCAATGAATTTCTCCATTATTAGCATTAACATATGTCAACCATTTCATTGCAGGTGATGATGAATAGATATTTTTAAATTCTAATACTGTTTCATCATAATCAAAACCAAATTGCAATGAATTAAGTTGTACACCATTTGTGTAAACTGTTACTGGAATATCAACCAAGTTACCTGCTTGCACTGATAAGTAAGGAACATTTACTTCAATTGATGTGGTTGGAAAATCATATTCAACTGTATTGTCAATGACATTGTAAATCTGAGAAGGAACACCTGGTGTTGGATCAATTAAAATATCAATCGGCGTCATACGTGCCATATGATAACCTGTACCATTTGCATCACCTGGTACTGCAACATAGAATGTTACCGTCGACGGTTGTCCTGCAATAATCTCATAATTGAAGTTAGTTACACCTGGGATAGTTGAGGTATGGTTTGTCGATGAACCATCAATTGTAGCAAATTCAGTTGCTGTAAAGAATTTAACATCTTTAGTGTTATTTGGCCATTGAGTAAAGTTACCTGCTACGCGACTAAATACACCGTATGCATCTGTAATTGTTACGTTGTTAGATCCATTTATATCCGCAGCATAATAATCAAAGCCAGACATTGTACCATTACCTAATACCCATTGATTAATTAATTGTGCATCTGTTGCAGATATAATATTACCTACACCCATTGTGTCACCTTTAATAGCTAAACGTACATCCCAATAGCTTGTATCAATGTTAACTGTAAATGTAAAGTTACCTGAGTTATCAGTTGTATAAGCAGAATGTTGAGTCCAAGTTGAACCACCTGCAGGACGACGCTCTAATGCAAATGGTAAGTCTTTAGCACCCGTACCAGTTACGTTAGTAAATGTTCCTGCAAATGTAAATGTAGGTAAAATGAATTCACCGCCATAGTTATGCAAATTCAATGTAGTATCAATACCAGCACCGGTTGCAGCATATTGTTGAAAGGTTTGCGTACCTGTCCATGTCAATGGCGTAATTGATGCAATGTTGTTGAATACTGCTGGCGCTGCGTGAGTAAAGGTAATTGCAAAGCGCTCGCCGTTAGCTAAAGTATATGTAGCTGATGCACCCGTATATACTAAAGTAATTGTAATAAAACCATTAGCAGTATTAGTTACATATTGTAAATCTAAGTTCGTAGTTGAACCAATTAATGCAACCGTTGCATTTGTAAATGCTACATTGTCATAAAATACCCGGAACTGTGTTGCAGTGTATTTTGTTAATGTAGTGTTCTGCAATGTAATGTTTGCAGTTGTTGTTCCTTGCGATGTTGGTGCCACTTGGTATTCTGCATGGATCAAACCATAAATACCATTACCTGGTGCTGAAGGTGCTTGGGCTAATGTAACTGATGTTGTTAGTAAAACTGCAAGGAGCGTTAATAAACTTGTTAGTTTTTTCATTTATTCTCTCCTTTTTAATGTTCAATAATAAATATCAAACAGGAAAGATAAACTATTTACTTTCTAACATATCCATTATTCGTTTTTTAGCTTTTTCGCCCAATGGAATTGAATTGCCGCCTTCATCAATTTGAACAAATGTTATATGAGTCTTTAATACTAAATCTTGTTTGCCAGTATAAACATTGTGTGCTCGGGCTTCCATGTACAATGTCATTGAAGTGTTGCCAACTCGTTTAGGATATCCATATATCTTTAATAACTGCGATTCCTTTGCAGGACGTTCAAAGTTACATTGGTCAATTGATACTGTAACCATTCGGGGTGTATCGCATAGTTGCATTGAATATCCTGCAGCTGATGCATCAATCCAACTCAATAATTTACCACCAAATAAGTTTCCATGAAAACCTAAATCGCTTTTTTTAATTGGATGTGTATTTAATAATTCCATAATCTAATCGAAGAAAAATATTTGAAAAAATCTACTAGATGGTATATCCCAACCAAAATAGTCATGTCCTGAATGTAATAGTTTGCCATCAAAAATAACTAATCGATTGAACACATTGCCAACTGTATCTACTCGTTCATATGGTGTTGCATCTAGAAAAGTATGTTGATTAAAAACTAAATTTCCTTCTCCAGCTTCCCAATTAATTTCATCACTATGTCGTTTTTTTGATTGTTTATGTCGAAAGAAACTAGTCCCAGATTGCGGAGGTGCATCGGGTGTTAAATAAATAACTCCTGCCCATTTTTGTGCATCCATATGAAATACAGACGGTACGCCAGCTTTACATGATTGAAATCTACCATTGATTCCTACATCATACCAACCATATCCAGATTCTGTATGATCTGATATTTTTCTTCCCATAATTTCTTCAAAACGTTCTTTTAAACCTTCGAATAGAAATTGTTTTCCTGTACGTAATCCGACAGCGCCTTGATCTTCATAATACAGCTGCTGCAATGCATAATCTCTAACAGCATATGGATCTTCATAAAAGTCATCTACAACGTAGAATCTAGGATTTTGATTTTTGTTTAAATTGAAATTCATAATTTTAATTTGATAAAGGAAATTTAATTGTGGAATGAGATTGATAATTTTCAACGTAAAAGTCGGCAGGTTGAATATGTTCAATTTGATCAAACAAACTTACATCCGGGTTCCAGAACTCATCATTCATAACCAATTGACCTAAAGCCATTGGGGAGCGTGTTAATTGTTCTAGAACGCCATTTTGTTGATCTAAATAAATGTGACAATCACCTAAGTTGCCAATTAACTGATCTGCAATCATATTTGTTTCGCGTGCCAATATTTCTAACAATAAAGCATAAGAAGCAATATTAAATGGTAATCCAAGTGGCGTATCTACTGAACGTTGATTCCACATTAAAGAGATTGCACGTTTAGGCGTCGAGTCCTTAGCAATTTCCTCAACTATATAAAGATTCTCCCATTCGACATCAGTATTTTTCATAACCCATTTGACTTGTTCTTCCCACGTCAATTCTCTTGTATAAACTTGGAATCCATAATGACAAGGTGGTAGAACCATTTGGTTTATCTCACCTACGTTCCAAGCATTGACCATCAATCGTCTTGAGTCTGGATTTGTTTTAAGATCTTGTATTAGTTTTTGTATTTGATCAATGCCTGGTTTTCGTTTGGTACGTGTACCTAATATGCGATTGGTTTCATATCGACTTCCCCACTCGCGCCATTGATATCCATATATAGGTCCTAACTCACCCCATACCATTGCCCAATTTTTATCAGTTTTGATAAGATTGATAAACTCTTCTTTTGTATAAGATGCTTCATGTTGAGTTTCTTCTAAATAATTCTTATAAGCATCACCATCCCAGATATGGCAATTGTTATCAACAAGAAACTTGATGTTTGTATCACCACGTAAAAACCATAACAACTCAGTTACTATTGTTTTAAATGGCATCTTCTTTGTAGTCAATAAAGGAAAGCCTAAACTCATATCATGCCGAATCTGTCTTCCAAATACTGAACGCGTTCCTGTACCGGTACGGTCTTGTTTAGTTACTCCATTAGTTAAAATGTCGTGTAGTAGTTTTAAGTAGTCGTGTTCTATGTTGTTCATTTTGACCATTCTACAGTGAAACCAAGATCCCAAAAGAATATGCTAGCGCTTAAGCAAACTAATCTTACATTGCGGGATATTTTGTTGTGTGTTACAAACATTGTAGGCCACAGAGCCATTTGTGTAAATCCACCCCCTAGGGTAGCGTGTAAGTAAAATCTAATTTTCATTATTATACTTTATTACGTGATATCCGAGCCAACATAATTCAATTATCCACACACTCAGTATCACTAGGGTTGTCCATTTCAACATATTCAGCATCTTTTATTGTTTCGCAAAATAAAAAGTGAGTATTAGATCTTAACACATGATCGGCTTCTCGCCATTGCATATACAATTGTACATATTCCATATTAGGCTCTTCATCTAATTTTTTTGCAAAATGAGATATTGGTTTTTGATCTAATACAATGTACGCTCCATCTCCGTGTTTGTATACTTGTTTCATCTAATATACTTTTCTAATCCTAAAACAATTACATCTGATATTTGCAATTTAGGATTTTCTTTCATTATTCGTAATGCTTCTGTAACTACTTCTGAAGAAATACCAAAATCATCTGCTTCATGTAACACATACGTTACAACGTCCATGGACCGATTGATATCTTCAACCGGCCCAATTTCGAAATATTTTTTCGCGAACGTCTTCATGATTACATCATAGGTGGCATTGCCACTTCATCTTCTTTAGATGGTTCATCAACAATTACACACTCAGTCATCAATACCATCGATGCAATAGATACTGCATTCTCTATTGCCGTTCTGGTTACTTTAGTTGGATCTACAATACCCATTTCAATCATATCACCATACTCATTGGTACGAGCATTGTAACCATATGCTTCTTTGCCTTCTGCAACAAAGTGAGCTACTACATCGCCATTTCCTCCGGCATTTGCAACAATTTGTTTGAGTGGTGCTGCTAATGCATCTCTTACGATATCAACACCTGCTGATTCATCAACATTTTTTGCAATGCCTTTCAATGAACTAGAACAACGAATCAATGCTACACCTCCGCCTGGAACAATGCCTTCTTCGACTGCTGCTCTAGTTGCTGCCAATGCATCATCAACTCGGTCTTTCTTTTCCTTCATCTCAACTTCAGTTGCTGCACCAATATACAATACTGCTACACCTCCTGCAAGTTTAGCTAAGCGCTCTTGAAGTTTTTCTTTTTCATAATCAGAAGTTGTATTTTCAATTTCAACTCGGATTTGTTCGATACGCTTTTGAACTGCTTCTGATTCACCATAACCATTGATAATAGTTGTCTTGTCTTTAGTGATATCAGCCTTTTCGCAACTGCCTAACACTTCCATTCCAACTTCGGATAATGTGTATCCAGTATCTTCAGAGACAACAGTACCGCCTGTTAAAATAGCCAAATCTTCAAGCATCGCTTTGCGCTTATCTCCAAAGCCCGGTGCTTTTACTGCTGCTACTTTCAATGCTCCCCTGATGCGGTTAACAACCAACGTACCTAATGCATCACCATCAACATCATCTGCAATGATTAATAATCCACGTCCGGTTTGAACTACTGGTTCTAGAATTGGTAACAACTCTTTCATCGAAGATACTTTGCCATCTACAAGAAGAATATATGGATTCTCCATTTCTACTGTCATCTTCTCTTGGTTAGTAACAAAATATGGAGAAAGATAACCACGATCAAATTGCATACCTTCAACTGTCTTAATTTCAGTTTCAGTACCCTTTGCTTCCTCAACGGTAATAACACCATCTCGTCCTACTACTCGAATTGCTTCTGCAATAAGACCACCAATTGTTTCATCATTATTGGCAGAAATCGTTGCAACTTGTTTTACTTTTTCAACATCAACACCTACTTCTTGAGACATTGATTTAAGTGTGGCAATAACCTTTCCGACAGCAGCATCCATTCCTCGTTTAAGGTCAATTGGATTTGCACCTGCTGCTACACTCTTAAGTCCATCTCTAACTAATGCCTGAGCCAATACAGTTGCTGTAGTTGTACCATCGCCAGCGATATCTGCTGTTTTAGAAGCAACTTCTTTAACCATTTGCGCACCCATATTTTCAATAGGGTCTTTCAATACAACTTCTTTTGCAACGGTAACGCCATCTTTAGTAACGTGCGGTGCACCAAATTGTTTATTGATTACTACATTGCGGCCTTTAGGTCCTAATGTTACTGAAACTGCATTTGCTAATGCATCTACTCCCGCTTTAAGTTTCATGCGGGCTTCCGAATTGAATTCGATTTGTTTTGCCATAACTTGTTTATCCTTTTTTATAACTTTTATATAAATATACTAATGAATTATTTTGCGATTTCCAAAAACTTTCGATTCAATGTTTTAGAAACATCTGTCATACTTTCTGGATTAATAAATTGAGCATCCGGACCATACATCTTGCGGAAATTATCAACGGTTGACTCATATAAATAAGCATCTTTGATAAAGTAACTAACTACATTGATGCCATTCTCACGGAATCCATTTACCACTCGGCGAGTAAATTCAACGCCATTGTAACTATAACTAGTTCCTCTAACACTTGTAGGCTCACCATCTGAGTAATTAACAAAGATACATTCATCACCCTTTGCATCAGCTTTGATATACTTCTCGATACTTTTGAAAGCAATGCCTTCCGGCGTGCAACCAAAACAATCTAGGTAACGGAACATTGTACGAATCTTATTCATTTTATCCTTTGCGGAATCATATGCATAAATAGTAACTGCTCGTTCGCCATTGTTATCAAATGTATGTGTACCTCGCAACGAAATTTGTACTCGGATGCCGGTTGTCATTGATGCTGCTTGTGCAACTGCAACCGCTGAGGTAATTGAATTACGAAACTTTTCGCCATCCATCGATCCAGATGCATCAATTGAAATATGAATAAAGTAATTCTTGAATCGATCTGTAACAATTCTATGAAAAACATTTACATTATCATATCCTAATTGAGAAATCAATCTACGATCAATCTTACCTGATTGCAACCTTGTGCTTTTCAAAGTTCGATCTGCATTACGTAATTGCAATTTTCTACCTAACTGTTTACCTAAAACAATACCTCGAATAACGGCTTGGTCAACCCTTTTGATTGATTTAGCTCTCCATGAATCTTTTGCTACATCTGCTTCGAAGTCAACTCTACCACTAACATATTGCTCTGATTGAGAATCAAATAAGCCAGGCATTGCTGCAATGATACCGGGTGTGAATTTTTTAATAACAATTGTATCAACAATATCAGATTCGCCGCCGCCTGTTGCTACTTGTACCGTTTCTGTACCTGCTTCTCGGATTGCATTAACGGTAGATGCTTGAGACTTTGATAACTTACCGGTCTTCTTTGTATCACCTTTTATGAAGCTTCGTTGCTTTTCAATTGCTTTATCTAATGACTTTCGATCTTTAGGAGATAATTGAGACTGAATTGATGTCATTGGGATATTGCTATCACCATCTTCATCAGATTCTGCATCACCTAAGTCTTCACCTAAGTCTTCACCTAAGTCTTCACCTAAGTTTTCACTTTGTCCTGCGGCTTGACCTGTTGCTGATATTTGTGTTTGTGGTTGTTCGTCTGCTTCTTCCAATGCTTTGCGAACAACTGCATATACATCGATGGCAACATCTAATGCATCCTGTGTCGATTTGAGACGTGCAATATTTTTTAAATCAATCACATTCCAAATTGTTCGAAGATGTTTCAATGCATCTAAGTTTCTATTTGGATTAGTGAAGTTAATGATGTGGAATAAATAATCATCCAATGTCTCTTGTTTCTTTTCATCGAGCTTAAGAGCTTTGTCAATTACTTTGTCATTAAAGTATTTGTTATACATTGCTTCATAATACATACGATAACCTGGAGCGGTCTTATAAATATGAAAGTCAATGCGTCGATCTTCAACCCAATTCAAAAGATCTTTTATGATGCCATAATCTTCATCCGTTAATTTCATATCCGGGTCGGCACCTCGCATCATTACTCGTTCAGCCATTTTAGTATCACTTATTCTACTAGTATAACCACCATTTGGATGTCTAAACATGTTAAAGTCTGTCAATGCAATATGCGAACCTTCATGAAGAGCTAATCCAACTGCAGGATCAAAATTATCACCATCTAATTTAGTTCCAATAACTACACGCTCGCCGTCGGTATAACTATTATCCGAACTTTGGAATACTACTGGAATTTGTTTACCAGTAACAATATTAACAAAGTTACCAATTGCTCTTTGTGTTGCGGCTAATTTAGTATAATCAATACCAGACTCGCGTTTGAAGTCTGTATCAAAGTCATCCATCCAAAAGCTAGATGCTTGATCGTATTTATACTTGCCGTTAATAATTTTATTGATGATACTCATAGCTCTTTATTTTTATATATTATAAGAAATAAATTGGAATAATCCAACCAGATAGTAAAAAAAGGAGACAATTTCTTGCCTCCCCTTTTGAGCTATGAAAAATTAGAATGGCGTGTTTTCTGTATCCATGGCAACATCTCCCGTATTGAAAATGTCATTCATTTCAGTTGCCATATGTTTTTGAATAATTTGCTTAACAAATGTTCTTTCTGAATCCGAACCACCCGATGCATCAAAGAATGGAAGAACTGCTACCTCTGCGGCTTCGGTAAGAGAGAAGCCATCTGCTAACAATTCACAAATTCGAACCGTCATACGAGTGGATACCATTGTGGTAAGTTTACCTTCTTCCGATCTCCATTCTTTACGAGTTGCGTCAGCAATATCAGCTACTGCGTGAATCATTTTTGCAGACACTGAATCTCCGAAGCGACGTGTCAATAAGTCTTCTTCTTGAGATAAAGAAAGAATATCTACTTCAATAATTTCAAAACGGTCCATCAATGCACGGTCTAATACGCGTGTCGATGTATATTCGGTACCGATGTTTGCTGTAGCAATAAAAGATACGCCTGGAGCTACGGTTACTAATGGAGCATTAATATCTTCATCAAGTCGAAGGTAACGCTGACCTTCATCTAATACTGTCATCAAGATGTTCCAAGCTTCAGGGTGCGCACGAGACAACTCATCCATAAGGATAACTGCATTCTCGGTTTGAATTGCTTTCACAAAGGCAGACTCGTCAAAAGTGGTTTGGCCATCTTTGAAGTGAGTGTTGCCAATAAGCGTTGCTCTAGGATCTTGAGTTGCACCCAAGTTAAAATAAAAGAAAGGACGATTGGTTGCTACTGGCAAATCTTTTGCTGCTTGTGTCTTACCACATCCTGCAGGACCAACCATCATTATGTTCTTTCCGCGGACTGCACTACGAACTAAATACTTCCATTTAACATCAGACATTTCTAATGATGCTGGTTTGATTTTGTGAGCATTGTTAATTAATTGCAACTCTGGTGTTAATTCTTTTTTGATTTCCATTACGGGTTCCGGTGTTGGGATTTCGCCTTCTCGAGCTACTCGCTTAGCACGACCCGTGTCTTCATCTAATACTAATAATTCATCATTTGCAAATGCATGACTAATCATGATGCCGCGGAACTTATCCGTGATGTCAACATTAGTACCTAATTCGATGATTCTTTGTTTGCCATTTACTAAGGTTGGCACACCAATTGTCTTGTTTTTCATAACTCTTTATTTTCTATATTATATGAAATAAGAGTTACGAATCCAACCTTTCATCGGACTTTTTATGTTTCTTTTTGCGAGAATATGATTTTTTATTTTTATGCACGATAGGACGAGTAGCTTGCCAAATTTCCTGCATTGTTACTTCTATCTTTTCCATGACATGAATATAAGAAAAAGGATACAAAGATCCAAATTACCACTTACGGCAAGACCAATATCTTGCTGATGTTCTATCTTTGGCTGTATGACAACGGTGTCTAGCTCTAAATGAACGTCTACGTGCAGGGTTGCTCTTACGGATTCTCATATTAGGGTCGCCGAAGTTAACCTTTACAACGTTGCCTTTTTCATTCTTAACGTAGACTTTGAATTTCTTTACATCGCCGCGCATTGGTTTGCCTAATTTAACTTTGCGACCTTGGTATTCTGCTTCTGTTATTACATCAAACTTACCAGCTTTGATATCTTCCATCATTGCAATTGCACATTCTGTACAAATAGACATTTCTTCCATGGATTCCTTTTCTAATTCTTCATTTTTTGTTTTGTTACCCCAATTCTTAGCACCCTTTTTACGACAAGCTGAGAGAGCCAATGAACCATATGCTGATGGCCATGTTCCCCCATTGCGTGTGTAACGAGCTTTAACTTTGCGATAACATGCATCTCGTTTTGCTTTTTTCTCCTCATCAATAACTGCTTCAGCTTTAGGAGTACGTTTACCCATACCAACTCTACGCTTTTGTGCTACTAATGAATCCTTTTCTTTTTTATCAAATGAACTCCATGTTTTAGGAGTATCTTTAGAAACTTTTTTGCTAGGACGACATTTTTTTACACCTTTGGTTTTATCATTACCACAAGGACGTCCATGTTGATCAACCCATTTTTCTTTAACCCAGCGGCGCAAATCTTCATTCATTATGTCTTGCAAACGGATCATTATATCTCCTGACGAATTCCTAGCTTAGGTAAACGTTCTCTCCATACCTTTAAGATATTTTGTTTATCTGTTTCAGTTATAGATTGATTGCTAACCCATATATTTAAATAATTATCAACAACTTGTTTAAAAGGCGTACGTGTTTTTTTAGCTCGCAAATACAATCCTTGAATCATTGCATCTATTTCTTTTGGCAATGTAAAGTATCGAGCTGGGGGCAATGCACCTGATTCAATTTTCTTGCGCATTGCTTGATCTGACGGAATATATTTACTGTCAATGGTATTCCAACCCGATTGAGTTACATGCTCAATTTCATGACGCAATGTATCACGCAAATCCATTGCAACTTCTGATAATACTTTTGGGTAATCTGCTGGGTCTAATTGAAATCGAATTTCAATAAGTGGAACTTCATTTGAATGACGTTGTGTGTTATTGTAAGCATCGCCTCCTACAAACAAATCATTTAAATCTTCAATCCATTGTACTTTTAATTCCAAATAAAACTCAACAGGAATATCTGTATTTTCTATTTCTTCGAAGTATATATTATCAAATTTGGCAGGATCTTGTATATTAGGTACATCTTCGCCTTTTTTAAAGTATATTTTTTCTCCCCCAAAAAATCCTTCTGGATCTTTAGTACAAGCATAACTGTCTTTGATTACTTGTAATAGTTTACGAGACAATGTAGTCACTAAACTATCATAACGACCTTCTACAATTAACTTTTTTAAAGATATCATATTAATAAATATCACTCAAGCAAATTGTAATTCCAATATTTTTCTTTGTCTTGATTGAAAGGATTGCCTGTTTGCTGATAGTAACAATTCAAACAAAGCATTTGCAGGTTTTCTAATTGATGATTAGTTTCATCACCATCGATATGATCTAACAATACCGGAACGGTATCGTCAGTTATCCTACGTTCATCATATCCGCAACTTGAACATTCTTCTTTAAATACTCCTAATGCTAATAATCTGTTGCGAAGTTTCCATGATGGATAATTAGGATGCTTGCCCATCAAAATGTTATCAATTGAGTAGATACCCTTTGATGCTTTTTGTACATCCTTAGGAATACCTACTCCAAATTGATTTTTATGTAGCTCATATAATGTTTTACCTGATTCTCGATCTGTATACATACGAGCATACTTTTTATAAGTAGTAAATGATACTTTAAGAAAGCGTGCTGCTTCTGCGTTGGATTTTGTATTATCCATTGCATAACGAATTTCGCTTTCTGGAATATCTAAGGCTGTTTTACCAATTCCATATACATACTTATATTGTTTACCTTCCATTAATATACCCCATGTTTACGTAGTATTGCTACTGCGTCTTTTGGCATAGTTTTTTCATTATACATTTGTTGCAACAAATCTTTTAGTTTTATTGCTTTATCTGTAAAAAATGATGAATGAACTTTTGATTGTTTTTGCACTTCTATAATCCAAAATGAATAAACAGGATATGAATCGTCAAACCTATCTGCATCTGTACGATTTTCCCAATATTCAATTTGATCTTTCAATGGCCACATATAAATTGGAATATTTGGATCTTTTCTTCGACCAGATTTTTGAATCTGATGTTTTTCTTTGTTCATGTTTTTTGTTATGAACTTATCCATAATGTTAATTGAACGATCTTTTGGCGATTCGCCCGTGTGCGCAGATTTTCTACCCATTTGTTTTTATTTTATTTGTTAGTATAACTATTTTACGCCAAGCATCTTCCGCGGCGTATACATATTTTTTGAACTTAATAATGTCATGGTGACTTCGAGCGTTATCAGCACGTTTCATATTTCTATGATATGTTGCATGTAATAAGCCAATTCGAATTTTTATAAAATATTTTAACATTTTTCTATTGTAACTTTTAAACCTTCTCGTCTTAACAATTTTGCAACATGTTCGCATTCTGAATATTTATCTTCAAAAATTGGACATCGTTTTGATTCATGTACCAATATTGTACATTGAACTGCTTGCAAATAATTATATCCACATACATCCATTATACTATCAATAACATGATCAAATGTATTATGATTATCATTATGCATAACTACTTTATATGTTCCCCGCTTCTTCGTCTGTAAGTTCTTTTTCGACATCTCTTATAACCGCACATTGTTCATACATTTCTCGTTGTTCAGCATATTCGATGCAATGTTTTAAAAATGCTTTTCTACGAGCATAGTCCCATTCTGGTGGCCATTCCCATTCTGATGTCATCATATGGTCAATTGATCGTATAAATAAACGTTCTATAAAATTTGCATCGAACATAACTTATAATATTAAAATCGAATCAAATATCCAAATTTACATAACCATTAACTTAAGATCATGATCTGTATTAGAATCTCCAGTGCTTAATTTTAAAATATACGTCCCAGGCATTGTTGGCGATTCAAATTTTAATACGCCTTGTTGTACATTATCCCAATGATGTTGATCAACAGACTGGCCGGCGCTTGTATATATAATTAAATCGACTGAATCTAATGGTAATATATCTGCAGATACGTTTATAGTAATCATATTTCCGGGCTTTGCTGGATTCGGATACATGTTATATTTAATACTAGATTTTGTAGTAGTTGTATTTTTTGCTGTAGCTGTATTAGTATTAGCTGGTAATTTACCTTTTATAAATTTATCAATCTTTAAAGCATTATCAATCCGTTGTTGTTTGCTTCCTGCTATTGGTTTGAAAACATTATCCATTAAGTTTGCAGCACTTGCAGCAATATCTCCAGCAACTATACTACGATCATATTTTTTAACATATTCATTTGATAAACCTTTGTATGAACCATCTCGTTGTTTGTAATACATTAATGATTTATCAATACCGGGTACTGGTTTACCGTTCCATAGATATCCATTTAATAATTCGCATTTCATGAAATCCAATTGTGTTGACAAACTACTCTTTGTTTTACCTATGAATTTTGCAAATGCAGTTAATGCTTGTTTACGTCCAAAGCCTGGATCCCATTGCATTAATCCATATCCTCCGGTACCGCCTTCTTCAGTAGTATTAGGTTCACATCCAGATTCATGAGCTATGTTACCCGCTAATGCAACAGCCCCGGTGTAACTAAATCCTCGCGATTGCAACCCCGTAACAATATCTTTAGCTTTATCTAATTCGCCTGTTTCATTTAAATCAAACTCAAACAATAAGCTTTTCAAACGTATCATTATTTGCCTTTTTTATCGCGTATAATCAATTCACCTAATACTTCTAAACGACCTACTTCACGTTGAAATTCGATTGCTGTCATATCCAATGAAATCTTTTTAAGAGTTTCAGCAAATTCCTTTTTTGCAGAATCAATATCAAAGTTACCTGCAGTAGCTCGTTTATAATATGCAGCTTTTACTTTGAAATGATGCCATGTTAATAATGCTAATCCGCCTTTTTCTTCAGCAGTAGAAGCTATCTTAGCAGCTCCTTTGCCTCTTGTTTCTGCAAATTCCTCAAACTTATCGTTAGTTTGATTGGATTCAAATAATAAATTGTATAATTTCATATTAATAAATATTACAATGTAGGAATCAGTTTATATGATTTACAACCAAATAACAACATGGATCTAAAATCAGCTTGTTGAAATGCATCTAACGAATGTTTTGATAATCGATTAAATCGTTTAATAACGGATATGATTTCGTCCCAATTGGTAAATTCTAATATAGTTTGTACGTAGTCGATATCAACTAACATATCTTGTACATTAGGATAATCCCATTCAATATGAACTACAGGCTGAACTCTATCTTCATTAATATAATCTATGCATAGATCCAGACCGCATTTGAAACTAGTACTTAATATTCGTACTAACTCTGGTCGCTGTTTAGAATAACGTTTTACTTGTTCTGCTGCATCGCCAGCAATAGGATATCTAAAAACAAATTGACTATGATCTAATATCAATTCAGATGTGTTTTGTTGAATCAACCATGGTTGAATAATTGCATGCGCTCCTTTTGCTGCATCGCCATCTTTATACCAAGTAGTGTCGTGCTCTAAAGAAATGCCATTATGTTTATGATATTCTTGTTCAATTTCATTCAAATCAAAACCTTCATGATCTACATGGCATGTACCATTTAATAATACACGTTCTGCAATATCTTCTGGTAATGGTTTTGTTATTTGAATGTTTGAATATATTGGTTTATGTGAAATATAACTTAACATCACATCATGTTTTTTATTATGTTTGCAAAATTTGTTTTTGAATTATTAAAATCAGAATCAGCATCATCAAACAATTTAGTTTCAAATGAATTTTTGCTTTTTTGTATCAAACAAACCGTAGCATCGAATTGTTCTAATCCATTAAGTAAATATACAATACCAAAGTATGCATATGTATCTGAAACTTTTGCTACGAATTCAGCTTTAGAAAATATCAATTTCAATGTACCTAAATCATCTATAGGTGCACTAAACACATGTTCTTTATTTTTTAATCCTAAATATGAAAATTTAGCAGATGTTTTCATTTGTTTTGAAAACTCTTTAAAAAATGGTTTTGCTAAAGACATTGGATCTACAACGTTATTTTCCGTTAATATGTTTTTAAGTTTCATCATTTTGTTAAATCCTTATCATCTAAAGCACCTCCAGTAACCCAAGCAGTACAACTTCTGCTGCCGGCACATTTAAAATGAAGGAAGTTGCAATAACCCAAATCGGCTTTTTCGATAGTAGCCATTGCATCGATATTTTTTTCATTGCCTTCGATGCCCTTAGCCATACAACCCCACATCTTATTCGAAACATCGAATGCTGCACAATTTGCACATTTCATGGTTTTTGCAGTTGCTTCATCAATCTTCCAACGCTTTGCAGCATCTTTCCAATACTTGCCAGGTTTTTCTGGATTTGCTGGACCGTAATAGTATTCATCTATTGCATGTTGTCTATTTTTTAAATTAACATGTATATCTTGTGTTGCAATCGGACAACCCGTCTTAGCTTCTATTAATAGATGTTTTAACTGCATTACTTGCCTCGTTTATTTTTTGATATTTCAACTGCTGCCAATTGAGCTAATGCTGCCTTTTTAGATTTAGCTTGTTTAGATAAACGACGACCAGTTTCAGTTGTAGCAAAATAACCCGCTTCTGTTTTTTCAATTCGTTCTGGCATTAATTGTTTTAAATGATTTTTAAATCCTGCAGGAACAAATTGTGGTTGTTGCATATTATATGAATTCATTTCTGCATCATGATGCATTTCATTCATTAAGAAATCGCCAACTTCTTGTACATCATCTTTCGATGTTGCAATATGATCAGCGGCCCAATCATGTCCATCATTTAATATTTCTTGAACTTGATTAGCATCCATCTCTAACATTGCATCTACATACTTTTTAATAAGTTTTAAATTACCAAAAAACATGTAATTGCCATTTTCATCATTACACCCGCCATCGCCTCCGCAACCGCAACTACATTCATTTAATTTTTTCATATTTATCCTCCTACAGCAAATAATGCTCGTACCCACGCTGAACCATTATATATATACAAATAATTATTAGCAAAGTCCCAATATACACTGCCGCGGGTTGGTGTAGAAGGTTCTGTAGTTGGTAATATGAAATTACCTGATGATCCTAATGTACTTAAATTCATAATCATCGTACTAGAACCAGTAATACTTCCTCCTAGTGATCCATTTAATGTTGTACTACCAGTAACTGCTAAACTACCAGTAATTCTTGCAGAACCAGTAAATGGAAAACTAGTTGCATTTGCTGCAAAAGATGCAGTTGTTGCAAATGATGCACTAGTTGCTATACCTACTAAAGAACCACTAAATGAACCTGTAGCTACAATTGTATCTGTACTAACACCACTTAATGCATCAATAGCTCTAGTAATGTGTTCTGCTTGAATAGTGCCGCCATTAGTAATACCGGTTTTATTTATTATCGCCATTTATATTCCTTTTTTTATATATAGGCCAATTTTTGGTTTTTTCATCTAACCATTCTGCACGTTCGTCACAGCCGCAGTCTTCATTTAATATCTGAGCAATTTGTTTTGCCAATTGATCTAAACCTGTAGCTTTAGTTATTTTTTTAATATCACTACCTAATCCTTTAGACATAGCGGTCTCCATTTCTAATTTTATTTGCCAATTGTATCATTAATGTTTGCCATTGAGGTGTTCTAGGTATTTCAAATACTTGTGTGCCTGGATATGTATATGTTTGTTCTGGTTGCATTAATTGCATATGACCTGTATCATCAATTCCTAATACTTGATGTGGAACTTGTTTCATTGTAATGTTATTACTTGGAATCATTGTACACTTACCTGGGTGTTTCCATTGGCCCATTGCATCGTGCACCGCATTCGTATGTTTCATCACATGATTCCAATCTTCCGTAGTCATAAGTTTTTCTTGCATAACATGTTTTGCTAACATATCACTAACTGATTCGAATTGTACATTTTCTAGTGTCATCTGCTTCATTGCATCTATATGTAACAATTCTTTCAATCGATCAATCAAACCTTTATTTCGCAAATATTTAAATGCTAAATTTTCAACTGAATATTCTCCTTCTGCTTCTAAACCTGATTTCCTTAAGTTTCGAAGACGTAATAATATTTCGTGAATTCGTTTTTCTAGATTAGGATTATTTTCTTTTAAATTTTCAATCTCCCAAATAAATGGCTGAGCTTTCATTTCAATTAAAGAATCATCAATTGATATCAAATCAGCTTTCGGACGATTTATCCATTTATTATGAGTTATAGAATATATACCAACCGACGAATGTAAATCTTCATTCATATCTTGTGCGTACAATTCTATATTAATACCTTTATATTTTAAAGGATAATTATGATTCCAAATTGCTTTTTTTAAATGAAGATAATTTTTTGTCATATGCAAATTATCACCAACTTCCATATAGTTAATTACTACATGTAAATCAATATCACTATATTTAGTCCAATTATAATTTGCATTACTACCAATTAAGATGACATCTAGTAATGTGGTATCAATTTCTAAAAATTCATAAAATTTATTTGCAATTTTCATGAATCCTTCTTGCAAACCAGGACGTAATTCACCTGCTTCCCATATTGCAGGATTCAATTCACTATGTGTATGATATTCTTTTAGCATCTATTATAAATATCATTATTTCCAAAATAGCTGTACTAAAATAAGTGAGAATGCTAATACTAAAGATATTCCAGTTTTTACATTAATTGCTTCTTCTCGAAACATATATGTCATAACAGTAAATATAAAAATTCCTGCAGTAAATGATATAAATCTGCCGGGCCAAAACAAATTTTCAAAACCTGAAACTGAGAATTTAGTTGCTTCCATAAACAACCATGTTATAGGTATACCTAATACCATCAATAGGTATCTATATTCTTTTGCCCATGGCCAAATTAAAGGTCCATTAACTTGAACCCATACTATAATTTGCCCAAATAAAAATAAAAAGAAAGAAGCAGCGATGTGTTTATAGTTCATAATAAATAATAAGGAATATTATGATTACATCCAAATTATTTACGATCGCCTTTATGTAGATCTACTTTGTCTAGAATTGCATTCAATGCTTCCATTTTAATGAAGCCTGCCATTGATGCATTTTTTAATGCACTAATTAATTGAAATATAATAAAAGGGACTAGAACGGTCTCACTTAACCAACTAGTCCCTTTAAATCCTTTTTCTACCATTAACAACGTTGTAAGAAGAATAATCCAACTTACTAAAGTTTTCAAAACTTTAAGTGCTTTAAAGGTTTGAAATCCTTCTCGTTTTACTCCAGCAATTACGCCAAAGAAGCCATCTGCCATTACCACTCCAACCAATGCCAAATATTGATCTGAATTTGCCATTGCTAAGTTGAAAAAATAAGTGCAGATGAATGCTGCAATTGTACTCACTGAATATATCCCCGCGGTTGTTAATGTAGTTGTTTTCATTATTTTATATCCGCTGATTCAATTAATGTATAAGTAAATGATTTACCATGGATAGCAGCTGCTTTACGACAAATTGTCATAAATGCTTCGAAGTCAGCTGACTTCTTAAATACTTGACATCCTTCGGACCAATTCTCAACATATGTCGAATCTGCACCTGCTTTGTGAATATTGATTCCAAATACTCCTTCAGCAATTTTGCTTTCGTCATAAGTCATATCACGATTTGGATCGCGAAAAACTTTAACTGGTTTTGCTTGTTTAAGAGCCTCATATTTGCCTTGATGTAATCCTAAAGTATGAGAACCTCTATATTGTCCTTCTACTAAACGTGCTACACCTGCTGCATTATGATATTCTTTAACTCCTTTTGTACCTGGATCGGTTGTACAAGGCCACGATGCAAATTTCCATTCACCATTTTCTTTATACGACACAGTCATAGTATCATCAAATACATTAGTTACTTTGTTTCCCGTATCTGAATTTCTAACTCCTACGATATTAACGTCGAAGTCTTTTGCGCCTTCAAACCAAACATACCCTTTGGCTTTAACAGCTGTTTCGATTTGTTCTCTTGTATATGCCATAATTATTTCACGTATTCGTAATATTTTTTAGTTTTAGCATTTCTATCTTCTAAACCATGAGTTCCGCCGTTGATTCTTTTTGTCAATGCTAAGATAGCTGCATCATTAACGCCTTGATCACAAATAGACCAGAGTTTATTGCGATCAAAAAAGAACATTGCTGATTCAAATGCATATGTTGTTGCAACTAGATCTGGGGTATCTAGTATTTCTGGTTTTTTAAGATATTCTGCAAATGCTGCATAATTCGATTTTCCTGTGAGTTGTAGTGCACCTCGGCCCCGATACTTCCAACCATCCCCTGATGCTTCATCGCCATTCCCCATTCGGCTTGCATATACTCGGTTGGCAATCTTTTCTGGTTGCCGCGCATAAGACTCTTCTAATGTTCCAGGAAAGTATTTTCCAAAGATCCCTTGTAGACCTTGTGCTGAATAATTTAAATTTTCACTAAATGCTTTGAACCCACCTGACTCATGTGACGTTTGAGCAAAAAAGTGAGCTGCTCTAACTGGAGTTAATTTATAAAACTCCATTGCTTTTTTCATTGTGCCCGGCCCAAATGCACCATCTGCCGTAACACCAATTTTTTCTTGTAAACTTTTTAAACTCATTATTCCTCCTCAGTAGTAGTATCTTTTCCTTTTCCTGCAAATTTTTCTAAACCTGCAATACCTAAACTACCTAATGTTACAATAACGAATGAGTTGTAAATATACTCATTCAATTTTAACTCATTACCAAAATATCCGGTAATTAAATCAACAAACATTGCGATTGTCATTACTGCAAATGACATGAAACCAATAATAGTTTTTTCATTGAAGTCATTTGAATTTTTAAAAATGTCTGTAAACTTTGCCATAAATTCTCCCTTTTTGTATAAATATGTTATAAAAAGAGAAATGCGTTAGTTTACAATATACTTATGATTAGTTTCAATATCATGTTTAATATACGAACCCCATTTATATTTAGCATATTCATGTCCATCTGATTCAGATTGTTTTCTTTGTTGTTCTTTTTCTGCAGTCATTGTAGTTAATGATACAAAATGATAAAAATGACAATTCCATGTTCTGATCATCTTAAGTCCGGAAAGAGAACATTTTAAAAAGAAATCCCAATCGGCAACCATTCCTAATTCATAATTTTCATCCCATCCACCTAATCGTATATAATCTAATTTAGACATAAAAATAGGCAATGTAGAACCAGTTTCTTCTTTTTTATCTCCAGATGCATAATGATAATCAAATAACCAAAATGCTTCTAAATCAAATGTTTTTGGATCTCGACCCAAATCTTCTATTATAAATTGTTTAAACATACTAGGATATGGTTCAATCTGATTAGGTGTTATAACAGTGCCATCTTCCCAATCATCCTCTAAAGTAGTATCCCAAAATCTAGGAAATACATTGTCATCATTTACTATTAATATTTTGTCATGTTTAGCATTGTATACGCCTAGGTTAGTTCCCCGACAAAGACCTTGATTAATTTCTAAATTCAATATATCAATTGAATCTTTCCATCGGTCTAAGACCTCTTTATTTAAGTCATAGAAGCCATCTACAACAACTATTATTTGATTTTTATTTTGTTGTCCAGTAATAGCTGATTTTAAACATAAATCTAAAGCATCTGGGCTTTTATATGTTGGTATAATTACTGATATCATATTGAGGCCCAATTAGTTAATGGAGATAACCATGCAGTTTCTCCATGGGTTGAATAACCAGGTAATGTCGTTATCAATAATTCATTTAAATTTCTCAATTCTAAAAACATATGAAAATCATTAGGATGAGTTGATGATGTATGTTTTCTTAATATCATTTCTGTTCGTTTTAGTGTAGATACTTTAGATGCAAATGTCATTGTAGTACTATTTGTAATCTTCCAATGACATGAATTAGTTAAATAAACGCGCGTATCTTCAGCTCCACCCTCACAATATGGATTGCCTCCATTTTGCGGACTTAAATATTTATCTGGATGGTCATATAATGCAACGAACGAAGCTCCTAATGTAAAACCTTCTTGCAATACATCTGGAGAATAACGTTTATGTAGATAATCATTTTCAACGAAATAAACAATTTCATCATCATTCCATTGCAATGCTTTATCTAAAGCTAAATTAAAAGTGCCGGCACCATGGCCTATAGAAACTTTTTCGATATTATCTGGATTAATATAATTTATAATCATATTAATAGTATCATCACTACAATTATCTGCAATAACATATATGTCATTAATATGTTCGTAAAATATATTACAAAAATTTCGCAAACATAATTCATTATTAATATATTCTGGCTTTTCTTTTTTATAACCAGCATCTGATATTCTATAGATTATTTTCATAACATTGTTTTTATATATTTAACATAATTTTGAGATGATTGAAATACATCGCCTCCAGATATAGTTGTTTGTAAGTATTCATTAAATTTACCATGATCTAGTTGATATTGAATAGAATCAAATATTTGTTGTTTATTTAAATCAACTAAGCCTGGATAATGCTCAAATTTGCCAATTTGACCGCAACCTTTAATCAACACTGTAGGAATTCCTAATTGAATTGGTTTAAATGCTAATGTAGATGGGGCTGATATAACTACTGCGGATTTTGCTATTAAATCATCAATATTTTCTGAATTTGTTATGACTTCACATTCTAATAAATTGTTTACATATGAAATGTCATTAACATAATCCGGTTTATCGAGTCTTGTTTTTATTTTTACTTTTATTGGCAAGTTAAACTGTTTAGATAATTCTAATATTCCAGATTCTTGAACAAATCTTTGATCAAAATTAATAGGAAATATAGATCCGCGGTTTCCTAGGAAATTAGTTATAACTAATATATGTTGGGGTTGAACTACTACATTAACTAATGTGTCATTTGCAGGAATGCCACCATTATGAAATTCCATTTTAACAGTATAACTAATACCTGATGCGTCTTTTGTAATATTTTCATTTCCGTGGACATTGCCAATTACTTTGATATTTCTATGCTTACATTCATTATAAAAATGTGGAATATTAAATTCTTGCATTTCTCGATTATCATCATAAATTACAAATTTGTATGAATTTATGTCAATAAAATTTAATAATGATTCGTGAATACTGTCTCCGTGGAATTTAATTCCAGGCCCTTGTATTACATTATTAAAATACTGATTGTATTTATTAATTGCAACAAGCCGCTCATCAATATCACCAACCCATGGGGTATTTAAACTAAATAACCCAACGCAAAACAAATCAATTTCATATTCAATTGATAACAATGGTATTATAGGCCAAAGCTTTTCAGCAACTCTATGATTTGTAAATAATAATAATATTTTACTTTTTGACATATCGATTAGATCTAGGTAAACATTTAAATTGATCTGTTAATGGCAAATATGTATTTCTATAGTTATGCGAAACAAATGTTTGTTTTAATCCATTAACTTTAACGCCTGGATGTTTCCATAATGAATACATCATTGAAATTTGATCTTCTGTATTCCATTTTGCTGTCTCATCAAACCATGTTTTATTAAAATTTCGTATTATTTCGTTATTTCTTCGATATAATATACCATTTTCATATAAGCTATTGTTTTCTGGATATCCTTGTTGTTGATAATCTAAACCTTGATTAATAATCATCTCCTTAGGATCGCGCGGTGGGTTTCTATTGATAGTTTCATTTACTTCTTGATATAAGCACGTTCGATCACAATGAAGATGAACTGCTAAATCAAAATCATTCAAATGTAATGAAAATAAATCATGCGGGTCATATGTAAAATAAATTTCATTATCCATCCATAACCATGCATCATATTCGGGTAATAATTCTTCAGGGGATGTTTTGCATTTTCTAGCAGTCCATCGCCCAGATCTCCATACATCCATTTTACGTACATCCCAAAAATTGGATTCTAAATAATCACTATTAGTAAACGCAATATAATCTATTCCGTCTTTGTCATGTACATATGGTATAAGATCTCCATATAAATAATCCGGGTGATCTGTAAATAATGCTGTATAAACTGCTAATTTCATGCTAAGCCTTTCCAAGTTGCACCATTACTAGTCCAATAATGATTAATTTCTATTTTTGGTGTATAAAAAAATGAATATCCAAGTTCAACTTGATCAATAGCCCAATATCTATCTTCTTTGCCTACTAGTTTTTCATCAAATGGATACTTTGATAAATGTTCTTTAGTATAAAAACAAAATGCATTATGTAAAAAGTATCTGTCTTCAATAGTTGAAAATAAATTAGTAACTTCTTTAGTTCCAAAATGACTCCAGATATATCTAGGTGTTATTTTTTTACCTCTATATATAGGAGTTTGTTTTCCAAATACTGCTACATGATTTTTTAAACAAGACTGAACATATTCATAATCCATTTTATGAATCTGAGAATGTGCAGATAAAATTAAAATAATATCATTACTACATCGTTTTACCGCTTCATTAATAGATCTACCAGGACTATAATTATCAATATTGAATATTTGTATATTTGTTTTAAGCGAAAATAAATTTACAATTTCTATAGAATCATCATTAGAATTATTATCCATAATGATAATTTCCGGATCTTTAAAATGATCGATAACTGATTGAATTGCAAAACCTATATATTCAGATTCATTGCGATTTCTAATTATAACTGAAATTTTATCCATTAAATCTACCTGCATAATTCGTTCTAGAATCAAATTCTAATTCATTATAACTAGTTCCATGATCTATCATCATATCATGAATATAATTAATATATTTACGTAATCCAAGTAATTCATTTGGAAGTATTGCAAACTTATTATCTCTACCTGGAAGATTATTATCGATTGTAAAATGTTTTTCGATAACAACTGCGCCTAATCCTAATGCAATTTTAGCAGATTCAATTCCTTCAATATGATCGCTATATCCAATTAAATCATGAAGTTGTTTTAACGCAATCATTTTTGGAAGATTTGCGATTTCATATTTTCCAGGATATACTGAAACGCAATGCATTAAATATAATGTTGCTTTATTAAAGAAACTTATACTATATTTAATTTCTTCTAATGTCGATGTACCCGTTGACATAAATACTGTTTCAAAATGATCGTTGCAATATTTAATTAATTCAATATTTCTAGATTCGAAACTAGGTATTTTAACTGAATTACATTTTAATTCCGCTAATAGTTTAGCATCTTCAATACTAAAAACTGATGATAAGAAGGAAATATTCATTTCTTTACAATATGAAATTAATTCTTCATGACGCTCTTTTGTTAATTCAGCTTGCTCATAAATCTCTCGACGGCCGTCAATATCCCAGTCACCTGTTTTTAATCTAGAAACAGACCAAGTTTGAAATTTAGCATAATCAGCTCCGCTCTCTGCAGCAGCTTTAATCATTTCTTTTGCTAAATTCATATCACCACAATGATTCCAACCAATTTCTGCTATTATTCTCATATTATTTTCTTTTTAATAGCCAAATAAAATAGGCATCGGTTTGGTTGCTAGTTGTTTCTAAAATTAAATCATATTTTTGTAAAAATTGATCATAATTGTGAAATAGTCTAGGATGTTCCGGTGTTTCGAATTCTTTTTTTAGTTCGCGTAACATAATGTATTTAGGATTCCAATTTTTTAAAATCATTTTGATAATATAATCAGCCTTTTCATATTGTAAATGCATAAAATGATCTGAAACTAAAAACAAATCTAAATCTTTAATAATATTATTATCGATAATATCTTGCGAGTCTCCTTCATAAAATGTAATAATATTCTTTATTGACTCAGACATATTATTCTTAGATGATTCCGCAAATAGATCACTACAATAAATGTTATTAGTTTTAAACTCTTCATTAATATAATGCAAATTTCTAGCTGGACCTGATCCTAATTCGAAGATCTTTGATTCAGAATTTAAAACATTATGTTGTTTAAGTAGTTTAACTAATTCTTTTGAATTTTCATGTAATATTGAACTTGCGTTCATTCCTACTGCATTTTGATAATCGGATGGAAACCGTTCTTTTCCAAATTTTGCCATATTAACCTATTTTTTGTTCTACTTGTTTTAAATCATCTAAATAATGAATATCAGTTGCAGCATCTTGTATACAACCAATTCTTTTACTAACCATTGAATTTTTTAAATACTCAAATTTAAAAATTCTAACAGACCCGCTTCGTTTATATGAAGGATTAATAGTAATTAAATCATCATAATTATTTGAAATCATATAATCAATACATTCGTCTAATGTATGAGATCTATCTGGATTATCTGGCTGTAATGCTACAACCAAATCATACTTTCCATCTTCAATTTTACTACAAAATTCAATATATACATCAGTTACTTCAGCATCTTTTAAAAGATGTTCAGGTCTTGCAGTCCATAATACATCATTTTTCAAAGCAATATCCCATACATCTGGACTTTCTGATGAAACTACAATTGTAGGGTTATACTTACTTAATTTTGCATATTCAATTGAATATTCAACCATAGGTTTTCCATTTATTCGTTGAATATTTTTATTCTGAAGTCTTGTTGAATCTAATTTTGTTGGTATTATTACTAATACCTTTAAAGTTTGTTTACTGCCCACGTATATGCCTTTCTTTGTCCTTCGCGAGTCATTCCGCCAATATGTGGAGTAACTATTATATTTTTTTTATTATTCATTGCTATGATTATCGGTGATTTAGTTAAATCATCAAATTCATTTTCTATAACATCAGTTCCATATCCGGATATTAAATTTTTATCTAGCGCATCGACAATATCATGTTCTTGTACAATTTCTCCGCGTGATGTATTTATAATATAAGGACTATTTTTACATAATCCAAGAAGTTTATGATCTATCATATATTTAGTTTCATCAGTAACATGTACATGCAATGAAATTACATCAGATGTTTCAAACATATGTTCCAACGTTGTATAATGATTTAATAAAAATGAATCTGAAAAATTTTGTTTTTCATATGGATCATAAACTTTTACGTTAGCTCCAAATGCATTACAATATTCGAACATCATTTTTCCTAAACGTCCATATCCGATTATACCAATATTCAATCCTTTAATTTGCCTGCCTACGAAATTAGTATAGTCCCATTTATATTCAGAAACGTGTTGATTTGCAGTTGGAATATTTCTTAATAACGATAACATCAATCCGAATGCTAATTCAGATGTAGATGGCAATTGTTTTATTAATTCATAATCTTTAGTTAAAGAATATATCTTAATATTATTAGAATTACAATATTCTTGATCGATATGATTCATTCCAGTTGAACATGTATTAATTAATGTTACATCAGTACCATTTAATAATTCATGATCAATTTTATATGTCTGTTGATTTGGATTACAAATTATAGTATCAATTTTTTCTTTTAATAAAAGTTCTCGTACTTCAGCTTTAGATGCAGTTTCATTTAAAAATACATCTCCTTTTGTATGTAATATATCTAATATACCATTAATATGCTGGATCGGAGTAATAACCGCTATTTTCATCACTATATACCTTGATTATTTCATCTATAACTTGATAAGTTGAATAATTTATATTAAAGTTAATTAAGTCTTTTGCTTTAGTCGTATTTGCAAATCGTTTCATGATTTCTTTATAATTTCCAAATACTTGTTCTCGATCATCAAAAATTAATTCAGATTTTGAATTGGTTTTAGATATAATATATTCAGCAACTTCTCGTACCGTAGTTTGTTCATCGGTACCTAAATTAATAATTTGTCCATTAACTGAATCCATATGTTGTATTAATTTACTTAAACCATATGCAATATCTAATGCGTGACTAATTGATCTGGTTTGCATCCCATCTCCATGAATATGAATTGATTCACCTTTCAAAGCTTTATCTACAAATAATGGTATATGGCCACCTGACCAACTTTTATTAGATCTCCAAGATGCACATCCAAATACTCTAACTACACATCCTTTTAAATCTGATTGTTGAATTTCATTAAAAATAAATTGTTCGCCATACAATTTAGATAACGCATATGAATATCGTTCATTGGTAGGCGGACCTATAGTAATTGATTCAGATTCTAAAAATGTTGTAGAATTTCCATATACATCTGATGTTGACGTAAATATTAAAAATGAGCCATTTTTTACTGCGTCTGATACGACTGTTTCGATCATTTGATAATTTTCCTTTAAAACATCAACTGACTTTATAATACCATTTGCTGGCTTTTTCATTGATGCTAAATGATAGATAGCATCAAACTCTTCTTTCCAAAGATTTAAAAATTGTACTTTTGTTTTTTTAAATTGGAAATTTTTATTTTGATGAGCATTTTTTAAATTTTCAATATTTCCATATGACATATCATCTACGCCTACTACGCTGTGTCCTTGTTCTAATAAAAAATCTACTAAATGACTTGCAATTAAACCTGCAGCCCCCGTTACTAATATTTTCATAATTCGTATTTTCTTAATGGTCCTGTTTGTATATCGTGTTTGTAATATTCTCCAATTAACGTATTATCGTAACTTTGTTTAATTGATTCAAAAGTATTTGTATTTTCATAATCCCAGCCCCATCTAGAACGCCATGCATTGAAATTTGAATATTTACCAAAATGATATTCATTTCCTGATTTAGCACCGGTGGCGGAATTAGCATTAATATTGTATTTTTCTTTTAAAAATTGATTATTTAAACAATATAAATTTGTTAATGTTAAACATGGAAAATTTAAATAATTAAACTGCATTGCAATATCTGGTAACCATAAATGAAAATGATATTCATTTGTTGGTTTGATATGTTGATTCCATAGTGAAACATTTATACCAACTGCTGCCCACATTGGAAATTCTGAAATAAATGGTTGATTCCAATTTCCAGAATTAATTAATGTATCTTGTTGTTTAGGACATAACCATCTTCCGGAATTTGATTGAATTGATAAATGTGCCATTCCAATCATCCCTAAGGGCGTTTCTCCATTATTAAACTTATCTAAACAATCATTAGTATAATCTCCATTATCTAAAACATTGAATCCGACAATACCAAATTCATTCAATTTTTCTTCTGAGATATATCTAGATAATGTTTTAAAGAAATTTTCAGAAATTGGATATATGTCATGTTGAAAACAAACTACCCATTTACATTTTGGTCGATTTTCATTAATAAAATCAATTAATGTTTGCGTTGCCATTTGAACGCCTCGATCTTTATTCTCTAAAAAAACTATGTTATTTTCGGAACAATATTGTTTTCCTTTTCGAATTTCATCTTCAGAAGAATTATCATCTACATTAATTAATTCAAATCCTTCGGTGTTGATGTTTTTAAATACTTCGCCTTTGAGCATATCATAATTATTGCGCGAAGATATGTATATAATTAAATTATCATTCATATGATCCTATATAGTTTAAAATATAATCTTTAATATTAAATTTACATTCCCAATTCAATACAGTTTTAGCTAAAGTAGAATCGCAAAGTGTATTAATTGCTTCACCTGGTTTATCATCATCATATACAATATAATCATATTCAAACATATTTGCAATTTCTTGTATAGAATAATTTTTACCAGTACCTAATTCAAAAATATGACCCCATGCATTTTTTTTAAAAATCAATAATAATGCAAAAACAATGTCATTAACGTGTGTAAAATCTCTACGTTTGGTGCCATCGCCATATATTACTATAGGATGTTTAGTTTCAATAGCATGTTCCCATTTTCCAATAACAGTACAATATCCACCCTCTTTAAGATGATGTGGTCCGTATACATTATAAAATCTAGCTACTGATGCATTTAAATTATAATGTTGTTGAAATAAATCAATTATTTCTTCCCCAATATCTTTGCTAAACGTATATGGGTTCTTAAATTTACCAGAATGATGTGAGCTAGACCCAGCATAAACTAATGGCGTATTTGTATCTACACAAAATTTCGCAATTTTCATAGTAGATACTGCATTGTTTTCAAAATATTCTACTGGTAAATTAAATGAGGGCTGAATTCTAGCAATTGCAGCTAAATGAAATATTATATCAAATGATCCATATTCAGAAAAATCAGATATAGTTAACAAATCTTGTTTAATATAAGTAGCTCCCTCAATATGATTACTTTCAAATCCTGTAAAATAATTATCAATTGATATTACATCAAAATTATTTTGAAGTAGTAATTTAATTAAATTGGTTCCGATAAACCCGGCACCGCCAGTTACTAAAGCTCGTTTTTTCATAAAGTATCGTAATATTTGTTTTGTTTTTCTTGTCGATCAATTGTCTTAGGATGATATAAGGCCCATTCTTCTAATAATGGCAACATACCATGGTGCTTAAATCCATTTAATACTTCATGGACTCGATTAACCCATTTAATTTCTGGTTTATTTTTATAAATTCGCATCTGCCAATCTGCCCAATTTACCCAACCCTTTTCATTCACATTCCATCCCCAACGACGAATATGTTCTTCAGTTAATCCTTCAACCGTATTTACCCGCGGTACTCGAATCATATCTGCTAATGGATTTTCTTCTAATAATAATGGAAGATTTTTCATTAAATTTTCATGAGGAATTTCATCTGCATCTATTTGAAAAATCCACGTACCTGAGCATTTGGATGTTAATAAATTTTTCCAATCTGCGAAATGTCCTCTAAATGAATCTTCAACTAAGTTAATTTGATCATTAGAACTCAATTTATGTAAATAACCTAATAATTCAGAAGTAGGTTCATTTTTTGATAAATCTACTAATACTACAATTTCATCTTGTAATCTTTTATGTTCTAACAAGAAAGAAATAAGTCGTTGTATTTCAATAAATTCATTACATACTGTTATAGCGTAACTTATTTTCATGTTATACCTTTTGTAACTTAGGTAACTGTAATTTATTTAAATTTGGAAGTTTTATTTCAACTGGTTTAGGAATTGATTCTAATAATAAATCTAAATCATTAATAAAATTAGAAAAAATCTTTGTAACTGCAGCATCATTAAAATTAGATTTTGCAAAAAATCTTTGTCGTTTTGCTAATTCTAACCAAGTTTTATAATTTGAGTTAACTTCTCTGAGACAATGAACTGCGTGATTATAATCTGCAGTAAACCATTTTGCATTTTTAATTAAAAACTCATTCTGCGCAGATGGATGAATTTCAGTTAATTTTCCATTAACACTGCAAATAAAATCTTTTTTAAGAAAATCAGATTGACCGGAATAATGTGGTGCGATAATTGGCTTTGCAGTTGTTGAAAATTCTAACAACGGACGGCCGAAGCCTTCTGCTTTTGTTAATGAATACATTGCTTTAATCTTTGGGTGCATATACAATGAATTCATTTGTTTATCAGTTAAATCGCCATGTAATATGTATACATTAGGTAATCGATCTGTTTTCTTATATAAATTCTTAATTTGTTGTAGTTTTCTTTCAATTTCTAATCGATCGGTAATTGAATATGTAGCACCGCTTGTTTTCAAGATTAATGCTGGTTGATTTTTTTTATTCTTGAATGCTTCAAAAAATGAATAAACTGCGCCACTGATATTTTTTCTATCTTCTCCCAATTGTCCTTGCAGCCAATGCCCAACTGTCAAATATGCAAATGTCTCAGGAATATCATCTAATTCTGATATCATAGATTCATATGTTCCATCATATATAGTTTCATTAAAATATTCTGGAATTACATGAATTTTAGTTGTTAATGGTTTATTATGATCGAGTGCAGTCTTTTCAAAAACTTGTTTTGTAAAGTTAGTAGGAACGATAATCATATTCATTGAATTTAATCTATCAATCCACTCCGGTGGGCATATATCACCCTCTGTACCCGCAGTAACACCTATATTAATTTTTCCAACTGGCTGAAATTCATTAGGAACGGTAATTTGAACCCAGATATCTGGTTGATCAGATAATGGTAATGGAACTATTCTAGATTTAATTTCATTACTTAATGGAAACGTAAATGGAGTGTGACCCCACGGCAATGAAACTAATTTAATATTCCATTCTAAATTTTTATGTGCAATTAATTGTGAAATTACTTCGCGGGCATGATGTCCATAACCCGACTGCGTTGCAACTGGCGATGCTATAACTACATTTGTCATTATTGTACTATTCCTGTATTTTTATATTTAATATCTTTAAATTCTGTGAATGTATATGATGGACGAGTTTCTTTATTAACCTCAAATAAATAATCAATCATATGAATCATCTTTTCACCCATTTGTTCTGCAGTTAAACCATTTTGCATTGCCCATTCTCGGCCAATCATGCCATGCATGAATCTAGTAGCAAATGGCAAATCATACCAATAACGAATTGCATCAGCTACATCCTCATATCGTACTCGGTCATCGAATATATATGGCGTTTGTGGAGAACCTTGAAGTGATCTGTTACTTGGAAATACTGGTTTAGCCCAGTGACCATGTTTTGTAAATCGACCTGTGTGGTTAGTTGCAAATTCACCATCGAAACGAATCCATTCTCCATTTTCATCTTCAAAACCACATTGATCTTGTAATCCGCCAGTTACATTATTAATAATCGGCGTACAAGCTAAAATTGCTTCTGTTGAACTTAAACCCCACCCTTCATTACTAGCAATATTGACAACAACATCTGCTACATTGTACAATGCATTAAGTTCTTCTGTTAATAGTTTTTGTTCTGAAAAGATTATTTTACAATCAGGTGCTACTGCATTTCTCACTGCAATTAAATCGGTGCCATTTTCATCAACTGCTTGAGTATGCATTACTAGTCCAACTTTATTCTTTTGGTCTTCTGGTAATGAATCAACAAACGTTTTAAATGCTAGGATAACATCCCCTGGTTGTTTTCTTCGAATATTTCTATTATTCCAAAATACCATGAAATCAATATCATTTTCTTTTTTGAATCGATCGTGCATTTTTTTATACATTTCATCATCCAATTTAAGTGGTTTGAATTTATTATGATTCAATCCATGAGGCACATATCCTGTAACTATATCATTCCATTTGACATCTGCAGGAACGGCACCTTCATCATAATCTACAACACCAAATCCGTTCTGTTTAAGCACTTCTCTATGGATATTATCAGATTGCTTACTAATTCCCATAATTAAATCGCAACTACCATAAAATGGTGCATTCCACATTGGATAAGGTAAATCATCCCAAATAGAGTAATAAACTAATGGAATATTATAAGTAGTTTTAATCTCATGTTCTAATGCGTACAACCAAGTCCAATAACGAGGATCAGTAAAATGAAAAATTGCATCTGGTTGTTCTTGGTTAAGCAACGCAAATAAAATATTGCGATCTCCATAACCTGACCACGGAATCAATTTAACATTGGCATCTGCTACTCCAGTTTCTTGAGCAATTATTTGAGATAAGTCAATACCTTTACCATGTTCTGGATGTTGTAATGCAGCACCCAATTGTACCCAATCGTAATGGTGAACGGTATTGTAAATGATTTCTTTGCTAATAGTGCCTATACCAGATGGTAAACGAAAATCATCTGCTAATAACAGAATTTTTTTCTTTTTAGGCTTGTTTGGATCAATTTTTTGTAACTTTGGTAATTCCATTTATTCCTTTTATAACTTTATTATAAATATATACTAACCTAGTATAACCACCGGTTTTTCTAGCTTTTTAACATTATTATATGCTGTTTGAAGAACTGGATCTAATTTAGATTCATTGTTTAAAATCATCATGTAATCACAACGTTGTGCAATTAATTTCATGCGATGATGTAATTGAGAAAAATGATATGTTTTACCATAATATGTTTCTGGCATTGCTGAATACATATTATATCCTGAAAATGAAGGATTAAATTCTTCATATTGCAAACCGAACTCAATGGCATATTTTTTAATCATATGATTTGCGCCCTCATTGCCTCCGGCGCCAATCACAACCAATTCTTCACTAAACTGTTGTTTCAATCTTTGCAAAGTTTCTTGTACTTTGCGTTTATTCTGCCAATTCGTATTTCCTATAACTGCTACTCGTTTCATAATTTTTCATACAAAAATTTAACGCCTTTGGGCATATAACCATAAACTATTCGAAGTGCTTCTTCTAATAACTTTTTATTTGCTTTACTTGTCGGGCCATCATGATTTGTACATAATGTATATTCTTGCGTAGTAAAATGCATACCTTGCCAAGTTGAATGATTACGCATTTCAAATTGATAAACGTATATGTGCTTATGATGAAACATAATATATTATATGAAAACTTATTCGCGAATCCTATTTTCTTTAGGACAATTTACGTAATCTGTTTTAAATGGGCAATACTTACAATTCTTATCGCCTTTGCCCGAAAATGCATGATATACTGCGTCTGCTTGTTTATTACCTTCTGCATCAAAACAATTTTCAACAAATGCATCAATTTGACGCTGTACTTTCTTTTGCGTAACGGAGCCAGCTGATGGACGATGGTTTTGAATGCGCTTTTGTGGGAACATTGAATCTTCGATCAATTTGCGTTTCACAATAAAGAATTCAACATCGATATTTTCTTGTGGTACGCCAAATTGCTTTGAAAAATAAGTTTTATATGCAACCAATTGGGCAGACTTCAATGAATCTGATTTTTGATATTTATTCCAACCTGAGCGAGATGTTTTGATATCAAACAACACAATACGATTGGTTGCTGGATGACGCATTACAACATCAATGAAACCATACCAATAAACTGAAGGATTCTTTTCTGATGCTTGAACACATAAATCTAATTCGATGCCTACAAGCTCCCAACCCTTCGAAGAAAAATATTGTGCTCGACGTTTCTTAAACCATTCTAATATTGCAACACCATCTTCTAGATATTCTGCTAATTGCAATGGATTAGAAAAATGTTCTCCACCCATTTCTGTTACGCACTTAACATATTCTTCGCGAAGCTTGTTTTGCAATATGCTACGGAAATCTAAATTCTCTGCTTTCTTTACAGATTCATTATACATTACCGTAAGAAAGTATTGAAATGTCTCGTGGAAGGCAGTACCAAACGTTGTGTCAATGGATGCTTGGAATGGAGCTAATCCATCAATGTAGGCAAGTTTCCAAGATAATGGACATCGTTCATACATTGACCATTGTGAATAAGATATTTTTCTAGGCACTGTATCTGGGTCTCGTAATGATAAACGATAGATAGGTGCTACATATTGTCCAGCTTTCATACTATTAATATAAGAAAAATAATTCAAGAACACAAAAAAAGCTCGACATTTCTGCCGAGCTTCCTTGTTGTATAACTTGTTATTCTTTTTCTAAATCTTGTTGAATGAATGCTAAAACATCTTGTAACAATTCATCTTTTATATTAGACATTTCTTCATAGAATTCTTCTGTCCAACAATCATCTTCATCTTTATATTCATCTAATTCATCAAAGTCTGGATGAAAATAATCAATATCTCGGAATTTTTGATTTGATGCTGCTGCGCCGATGAAATTGTAACCTTCGTCATCAAAAGTGACGGTCATGGCAACATCTTCATATCGATTTCGAAGAAAATCACTTAATTTATAAAATAATGCTTCAGGAAAATCCCAAGCAGATGTCATGTTAATAATTATGCTTGAATCTGTTGATCGATCAACATCGTCAAAATACATCCATTTAGCGCCAACATTATCGAGCCACCATTCTCTTGTATCTTCTTTATCTGGATATAAATTATCCATCATGATGTTGCAACAAGCTTCAATTCGCTCGCCCCATGTTATATTTTCATCTTTCGGATCTAATCCAATCCACTCTGCAAAATTATTACAATCTTCTTCTGATTTGAATGTAATTTCAAAATAACTATAAACGTGATTTGCCATTTTTCTATATTATATAGAATTATTTGTTAGAATCCAATTGTTCTTTCAAATAAATGTCAATAAGATCTTTTGTCTTAGTTAAATCTTGTTCAAAGGAACCTTTATGCCGACATCTTACAATGCGTTTAATGATATCAAATTCATAGGTATTCAAACCCCACTCTTCTGCAAATTTATAAAGGCTATCCTTGCCTTTGTAGTGTGTTTGTGTATTTATACTCACTTGATTCCTTTCAACATTTTCTTTTTGTCGCCTTCGCTGTATCCGTACATTGTTAAAATGCGCTCACAACTTGTTTTATCCATTAATTCAACATAATCAGATGCTTCTGATTTGCTTATTTGATAATGTTCAGCTATTTGAGCAACTAATTCTTTGTCAAACTTATCTTCTGATTTACCTTTTATGTATTTTGCAAATGCTTTGTTATTTGGCAGTAATTCATGATACAATTTATATGTCTCTTGCGGACGAAGTAATCCAATTGTATATGTTTGAAATTCGTTGATTAATTCTGTTAATTCCATTCGCATTGATAAGAATCGATTCATCATGTAAGGGCTGAATGCTTTTTGATCTACATCGGACCATTTTGACCATTCTTTCTTTTTATGAGTCACCCCATCAATAAAATCAAACATTGTAGCTGCTTTACGTTTTTCTTCTGCCATTATAAATTGTATTTTTTACGATATTGTTGTTCTAATTGTTCACCCATTCCTATTTCTAGTATAACTGCCTTATCTGGTATTCCTACTAGTTTCTTTGCATCTAAAATATCATCTATAGATTTATTTCGATATGATTTCATTTTTGTGTTTGCATTACTTCTATTAGAAGTTTTAAACACAATGGTAACTAAATCTTTATGATATGATATCGACATTATTTTTTTACTTTGATTGGTTGAAATTCTTCTGGAATACAGCCGCAATCATCACAACGAAATACCGGAATTGGTACCATTGTGTCTTTATCTGCTCCAGTTAAGAATTTTGACACTTTATTGATTGCCATTACTTGACGAAAATACATACCATCACATTCTTTGCATTGAATTGGTTGCATATCATTAGGTCCAATATTAACATTCATTTTACTCATAGTTCTCCTAATAAATTAACAAACATTGCCATAATATTAATTTCTTTATCTACAACTGATGCATCTTTAAATTGCGATTCTGCAATAATTAAAATGCATGGTGCAACATGACCTGTTGCAAACTCATCTAAGCTGTCATACAGAAATGTATATAACGGAGTGAAATCTTTTACTTTGCTATCTGCAACAATTTGACGTACTTTATTGAATGATGCTTTTTTGTCTTTAGCATTTTTTAATACTTCCAAAATTTCAGTCATATAATTTGCTTGAATAGCGCTTGCTTTATCTAATTGCAATTTTCCATTAACAACTGATGCTTGTGCTGCATTAAGTGCTCGACGAATATCTGGATATGATGCATTGATAATTGCAGCAACATCTTTAATATCATATTCAACACCTTTTTCATTTAAAACAGCAACCAATCGTTTTGCTACATCTGGTTTACCTGGAGGTGTAATTGCAAATGTCTGACAACGAGATTGAATTGGATCAATGATCTTTTCAACATAGTTACATGTTAAAATAAAACGTGTTGTTTTACTATATGTTTCCATTAAATTACGTAATGCTGCTTGAGCATTAGGTGTCAAATAATCAGCTTCATCTAGAATAATAATTTTCCAACGGCGGAAACCTACTGTTGATGCATATCGCTTAATCTTATCTCGAACTGCATCTACTGAGTTTTCATCCGAAGCGTTTATATACATTAAGTCAGCATCCACGCTATTTGCAATAATCTTTGCCAAGGTAGTTTTACCAGTACCAGCTGAACCATAAAATAACAAATGCGGAACATCGCCGTTTTCAATGAAAATTTTAACTTTTTCAATGATGTGTTCATTGCCAATATACCCCTCCAATGTATCTGGGCGGAAGGACTCAACCCAAAGTGTATTTTCTTGTTGTCCAAACATAATTTATTTATTTACCTGTTGATCCGAAACCTTTTTCTCCTCGTTTTGTGCTAGAATCTAATGAACCTACTGCTTGCCATTGTATTCGTTCCACCGGAGCTATTACTAATTGTGCAATTCTATCACCTGATTTAATTTCGAAGTCATATTGGCCATGATTGATTAAAATAACGCCAATTTCGCCTCGATAATCTGCATCAATGGTGCCTGGGCTATTTAATACAGTAATACCATAATTCTTAGCTAACCCACTTCGAGGTCTTACTTGTATTTCATAACCGTATGGAATTTCAACTCGCAAACCAGTTGTTATCAATTTAAACTGACCTGGTTTTAGAAGTCCATTTTCTGCACTTTTAATATCTAGACCAGCACTCCCATTAGTTTCATATTGTGGGAGTGCATTGTCTGAATTATTTACTATTTTTACTACCATCTTAGTTTTGTAGCATTACTAACCAATAAGTTGATTCAAAGTCAGCACCAGTAAATTCAATACGAGCTAAGCCATCTGGAGATACTTTTAATTCTCCCGAATCTCCGCGGTTTGCTACTAATACTTCTTTTAATTTATCTGCCGAGAAACAAACCGGGTCCATATCGGCGCCTGGTGTGGTTCCTACTTCAAAAGAAATATTATCTGCATTTACGGTTGAATAATTGATAATGAATTTAACATTACCATTTACAACTTGCACTGCAAAATTCTTTGCATCTGGTAGTGCATTTTTTGCTTTGATAAATTTACTAATAAATTCTTCATTTACCGGGATTGTAACTTCATAGTCAGGCTCTGCATTGATTGAGGGTACTGCCGGAATAACTGTCGTGTCAGCTAACATAAAAGTTGCTTGTGTACTACCTTCAGAAATTTTCATTGCATAATTCTTACCAGCTGCCTCTTTTACATCAATTGTGATATTTTCATTTACAGCTCCTAGCATCTTAATTAATGCTCCGGTATGATTAATACCTAACATACCTTTCATAAATGGTGCGGTATTCCATTTAATTTTTCCTACGATGGTTTGATCCATATCAATTAGTTCACACCCAATTGCACCATCTTGTTCTTTCAACGTAACCGCTTCGCAGTTTCCTGCTAAATAATAACGATTGATAAACGATTGTAACTTGCTTTTTTCCATTTTTTATTCCAATTAAAAAGTAAAGAATTTATTAAATTGTTCTGCATCCGTTGTGGATATACTACTTCCACCGAATTTTTTATATGTTTTGATATATTTTTCGTATACTTGTGGTGCATTGTCTGGGTCTGCAAACATTTCATGCAAAGAAAGAATTACATCATATAAATCTTTCGGAATCATTGTTTCTAATAATTCAACATGGCTATCAACCAATTGATTGATTTCATTTGCAGCCTGTACATATAAATGCGTATTATGTACAACCATTCTTGGCATAGCTTCTTGCGAATAACGATCTAAACCTGCATCTGTTTTACCACCTAATAAATCATACGTGAAATCTTCACACGCAGGACATCCTAATGCACAAGGAACATGTTGTGATAAATCAATTGCAACCTCACCCGTTTTACCTTGACGAATATGTGCTTGTCGACGATATTCTGCATTCTTTGGAAAATATAATTCTGAAAAGGTTTGTGACTTGTAATTTGTAGAATGAAGATATGTTCCAAATACTGGATATTGGCCTGGTGAACTAGAATCTGTTGTGATATAGATTCTATTACCATAATGTATATTCATTAATTTTTGCAATGTTGCTAAAATGAAAAAATCAGATATTTTACTAATACCAAGTAAGTGAACATATTCTAATCGTTCATTTTCAAATTCGCGCTCTTTAAGCATCAAAGATACCGCAAACATGAAATCAACTAATTTTTGCGGACCCCCAATTGCCCATCCTTGAAAATCAAAATGCTTAAATTTATGATACCACCAAGTATACTCATCTGTGTTAGATCCTTGCAACATGTTAAGAAACTTAGTCTTGCCGCTTTGATGTTTTTCAAAATATGCAAAGTTATCATAACTAATGTCAGCACATTCAACAAATTTATTTTTATATTTTGTCTTAGGTGGAATATCTAAGTTTGCAGCAACATCACTATTTGCTTCTAACCAATGAAAAATCTTTTCGCGCAATTCATTGCTATATGGTAATGCTCCGGTTGCAATCTGATAACCTCCTGAATCACCAAATACCAAAACATCTTTTTCTAATCCTAGTTGATCGCGGAAATCCATTTTCTTGTAATGATGTCCCGCTGTAATCAAGAAGTATGGGTGACGCCATTTTTCTGGATATCGGGAATCAAAGAACTTGACAGGATCGCCGCTTGTAAACTTCATATCTTTCTTAAATGCAGATACCATAGAACCTGCAGATAAAGATGGAAAGTATATGAATCTTTTATTATCGCTCATTGTATTCCTTTAAATTATTAATTAAGTTTGTTGCTGAAAAAAAGTTATTGTGTAATTTATTTACCAATTGTGCAATTGGTTCTGATAAATCTTGTTGTTCATATTTCAATATTGCAGTAACTGCGTCATCTATACTGTCAGCTTGTTTAAATAACGGATCATACATTTCTGTATATGATAAACGATTTGGAACAATTGGGCATGCTCCAGCACACGCAGATTCATACATTGAAATACCTAATGTTTCTTGATCTGCAAATGATACTGCAAATTTAGATCTTTGAAGCAATTCATGATATTCTGTTTTAGTTAAATTCATTTCCATTGCTACGCAAAATTGATAATGTTTTAATTCAGGTCGCGATGCTAATTCTTGAAATAAATCTAAACGCTTTTCTGGAGCAATACGATGTGGAAAAACGATGATATTTTCTTTTTTAGCCCAAAGCTTCGGAGCAATCATGTCATGAGTGTATTCCATTGGCCAGCCCGTACGATTAAATGTTGGATTTAAATAAACATCATATGTTTTACGCATTAAATCAAAATGTGCTGCGGTTGCAATCCAATTATGATCATATGCCGCAATCATTGATTGCTCAGCGTGCCTAATCCATGGTTTATCTCCTACGAGACGACCTAAAAAATCATTTGGGTCATATGAACCCGCGTGCCAAAGTCCGTGCGTTACAACGGGAATATTTAAAAGCTCGCTCATATATTTTACATTAATGATACCTGGATGCCACGCATCTGTAAAGATAATATGATCTCCTGCTTTAATATGTCCTTTAGTAAACAAGTATGCCAAATGATAAACTTGTTTTGCTTTATACATGTTAGTACCGCCAAAATTTAAAAATGCACCGGGTGTCGTTGCTTCTGGAATAAACTGGTCTCCTTCTACAACATGAACATCGAATCCATTATCTCGTAATAGTTTTGGTACATGAGTTTTCCATTCGCACGTATATCGTGTCGGTATTGATTCTAAATCTACTAAAAATACTGTCATATTATCTTTCAATGATTGCACCATTTTCCCAATCTTCCCAAACTTCTACTTTATAAAGAGATGGAAATTGTTCTAATAACCATTCTCCAATCATTTCGCACGACATTGAATCAAATTCCAATACATTAGTTATCGGAGATGTAAATCCAATACGTAATGCTTTTTGTATCTTGCGATTCAATAAAATAAACTCTTCATCGCGATCTGTATGTGTTACAGATGCATAACAACGAAAGCCGAACATATGTCGGTGACGATATGATAAAAATGCTACTTCTGGAAAAACATCTTTAGCATCGGGCCAACAATGAAACCCTTCAATACTAAATGTTACTACTACGCTGTACTTCATCTGCTATCAACTTTTTAAATTTAGTGGTTGACCAACCATGGTCTCTGTTCAAATAACGAATTGGAAATGCTAAATCATCTCCCGTAAATGGTTTATCAATATAATCATCTCCTAGATATCTAACAACCGTTGTATTATTATTTTCATACAAATGAGTTACTTCAAAATTCTTGAGATGAGTGTATAATTCTTTTTCTCGAGTATATGTTAATATGCAATCAATTTGATGTAATGATCCTAATATGTCCATACGTTCTTCTACACTCAATATCGGTTTGCATTTTTCGGGACGTTCTATTGTTGGATCGGTATGTAAAAATACTACTACTTCATCACATTCATCCATCATCTGGTCGAATATTGCAATGTATCCTGGATGAATGACATCAAAACTACCTGCTATAAGTCCTTGAATCATTGTTCGAATCTATCAAATTTATAATCATCTGGCAATACTTGTTGCATATTATGAACCGTTGTACAATACAATGAATAATCATTATATACAACTTTAATGCTATCTGTTTTCTTTAACAATCCAGCATCCTTTTCATTAAGCATCAAAAGAATATGTGCTCGAATTCTAATCATCGGCGGTATCTTTTCTAACATACCAGGTTCAACTTCAATTGAGACAAATTGTTTATCAGACATCATATTGAATATATTGTCCCAATTAAATCCTTTTAAGTTGCCATCAATTAGTTGACGAGTTGCTGGAGAACAAATATAAACATGTGCTACAGGTTTCCAATGTTCTTTTCCTAATAACAATGTATTGAAATTAGAAACAAACATTGTTTCTACATCGGTAAATCGACCTTCTACTTCTTTGCCGAACCATACGCTTTTATAACCAATCATACTATATTATAATGAATTTATTTTTATTTTCCAAATGAAAAGAATTTAGCTACATTATTATTTTCAGGAAATGCTCCCCAATTCATTGCAGCATAAAAGTCATCTAATTTGTTTTTTAATTCTTTATCAAAAATTTTATTTCGATCGATATACTGTTCAACAAATTCTTCAATAACTTTTGGGTCTTGATAACCTCGAAGTGCAATTGTTTCAAAGCCATATGGATTATCTGATACATATGCCCATTTAACCTTTTCGCCATCTGTAATTGGATCGATATCTCGAATATTATGCATACTTAGCAAATCATTGAAATTGATTGCAGATTTAACATGAGCCGGAGTACCTGATATATAACCTGTGAAAGGTTTACGCTTCTTTGTATATTTTGATATTTCTTTAACGCCGGAATTCTTCATTACATTTAATACTGGAGAATTTTTTAATCCAGATTTAAAGTTATGAATCATATCAGTGGTTGCAGTCTTATCTTTTTCTTTAAGTAGATGCCATAAAGTTTCCTTCATGATCATTTTAAAATCAGTTGGGAATGAAGATCGAACTACATCTAATCCTTTGATGTCTAATTTATCCGTAGGTTTACCTTCTTTAAAAATAACCCACTGTGCATATCGTTTTTTTGCAATCCATAAACCAGATTTTGCAACATATTCTTGTTTAATTTTAAAACGATGCGTTTCTGTGTTATGAAATACTACCGAATATCGATCATACATTTTGTTTACTAATCCTTGTACTTCAGATGCAATTGCATTGGTTTGATCAATCATAAATTGCTCATTAGTTTCATCAAAATTCGGGTATCTTTTTTGAATAAGCGGTAAACTGGATACAAAGGTTGAATCTGTATCAGTATAAAATGCAAATTCTGCTTTACCTTTAGTTGAATTAATAAAATAGTCTTGACCTATTTCTTTTGTATAATGATTATTGATAACTTTTGCTGAAAATTTAATAATACTTTGACCAACTGCCGTAATTGCACCTGCATTATCTAAATCATGGAATCGGAATGTTTTAAGTCCTAATACTCCATAAAATGAATTGAGCAATACTTTTTGTGTTAATTGCAATGCATCATAGAATTTATATTCTTCAGAACCTACTTCATATTCATCTCGTTTGTCTTTATATTCAACACGTTCATCAAACCATTTTTCTAGAATAGTCGGAAGAAATCCTCTGTTCTTTGTTTGATAAACTGCACCATTTGATGCAACGGTATATTCATTATCAAGCAACCATTGTTTAGCATCTTGTATATGAGTGCCATCATGCAAAGTTACTTGCTGCGGTTCTTTCTTTAAAAGGCATTCTTGATCCCATTTTGATATAACTCCTACTTTAGTTTCCGGAGAGATATTCAAACTCATGATGATACTTGGATAAAGTGAAGTTAAGTCCAAGTCATATATCCATTTGTATAATCCAGGTACAGGATCTTTTACATATGCACCTGCAAGTGCTTCTGCTTCTGTTTCCTCTTCAATGAATCTAAATTGCTTGTTAGGTGCAACTAATCCATTGCGTTTTAAATCTACAATTGCAGCACCATCTAAGTATTTAGATGCATAATAAACATCTTCATATGGAACATGTCCTTTATGACATATGGTACGAGCAAGATTTAATAATTGTGTCTTTTCATCCAATTCATAAACCAGATTAACGTCGACCATGTTATATTCAACAAATTTGTGAATATCTGTTGCAAAGAGTTGATTTAAATCGCCATCATATTCTACCTTACCTCGACCTAATTCAAATTTAGAAACAGTGTCTAATCGGTAATTTGGTAATTCTGTATATGTAAACTTTTTATAGAGTGTCAAATAATCTAAACTAGATACGCCAAAGATTTTATATCGTTCGCGATTCTTATTCCATTCAACGATGCCTGCAGGAGATAATTTTTTAACTGCTTGTGCACCCAATACTCGTTTGATGCGATTTACTAAATATGGAATATCATAGTTGTCTGTATTCCATCCTGTGATAACTGTAGGTTGTACTGCAGCAAAAATATTGATAAATCGTGTCAACATATCTGCTTCAGTGCGAAATATTTCTACTTTATAATCTTCAGTTTTGAAAGCCGGCGTGTTAATTCGGTTTTCTTCATCGAGTAACAATACTCTGCGATCTCGTCCTGCTTTATCATAATATGCAATAGATGTAATTCGTAAACGAGCTTCTTCTGGAGTAGAATATCCATTTTCATCCCGTTCAGACTCAATATCAAAAAAGAAATCTCGTTGACCTTTAGATGGAGTATCAGATTCATAATATAAATCAATCAATGTTCGTAATTCTTCATTGAGATCTGATTCATATGCATTTCGGTTATCTTTATGATTGCCTGGAACTTTTGTTAATATAGCTCCATCTAATGATTGACACTCACCTTGAGCATTTGGTAAATATGCATATGGTTGAAATGGAAATTTCTGATGACCTAGTTCGTCATCCCATACGTGCATTATGTTATTTTTCTTATCGTAACCGATTGATTGATACATATATTATTTTTCGTAAATGTCTAATAATTCTCGTTTGATTCCATTGTCATCTAATCCATATCCAACTACCCATTGGTCTTCAATTTCAAATGCATAGAAATCTGTAATCATTGGACTAGATTTTCTTTTAAGCAAAGTAACAACTTTAACATCGACAGCACGGCGAGAATTGACCATATGCAATGCTTCCATCATTGTAGCACCTGTATCTAAAATATCATCTACAATATAAACTCGTTTGCCTTGTAAATCCAATTCAATGTCTTTAGTGATAGTAATACCGCCACTATTATCTTGTCCTTCATATGACTTTAAACGAATACAATCAATTTCGCAATGAATTGACATCATTCTAGTTAAGTCGGAAAAGAAATGTAATGCCCCATTTAATACACAAATCATCACAGGGGGCAGTGAATTGGATGATTTCATATGATCGATAGAAATTTGCTGTGCTAATTCTTGTACGCGATCTGCTATTTGTTCTTTTGTGATGATTTTTTCCATGTTTCGTATATACCGAATAAATTAATTGAAATAATAATAGCACTCAATGCTAAATGACTGTAATTGTCAATAAAACAATCATATACAATCCAACCGATGTCGCCTAATATCCAAGCGAACATTGCTGGTCTGCGAATACATTTAGCATTGAGTACATATCCTAATAATACCAATGCAGTGCTAATCCAACCTAATGCGTCGATCATTATTTTGAATTTACTAATCCAATTTCGGATTCGCGAATCAACATGTAATCTGTATCTTCTAAAATGATACTTTTATTTTCACCTAAGTTAGATTTATACACATAAACCTCATCATCAACTTTTACAGTCATCGGAATACGATCACCGGTTTGTGTAAATAAACCAGCACCTGTTGCTACAACTACTCCTTTTGTGAAATTCATATCTCGATCTACTAAGATAATTCCGCCTTTTGTCTTTTCTGCTACTTTTTCTACTTTGATCAAAACTTGATCACCAATTGGGTTCCAATTCATAACTTATTCCTTATTGATTAAATGATTCTGTAATACGTTGTTCGGTGATATTATTACCTACTAATCTAGTAATTTCGTGGCCATCTTGTGTTATAATAATTGTAGGCACATTTCTAATTGAATATTTATTACAAGCTTCTGTGTTAGTATCTACATCTAATATAGTTATTGGAAATCTACTTTGCATTGCTTGAATTTTCGGCTTTAAAAGTTTGCATGGGCCGCACCATGGTGCTGTAAAATATAAAATCTGTTTCATTTTATTATATTATATGTTATTTTAACATCATTTCCAAATGTCGTTGTTACTATCCAATTCATTTTCGGTCTCTTTGTGAAATCCAAAACTTTAATTCTGATGTCGTTGGTACTTTTGTTAAATCGAAATGTCGAACATATTCATCTGCTAAAAAAGCTGGCAGTTGAACTGCTTCATACGTTAAATGATTCCATGTTACCATATTTAAATGGTTCTTTTTACGTTTTGGACGTTTAAGTGGTGTTTGTCGTTTCATTATACTCCTCGTTTAGTGTCAAATGCAATGATATGGTCTCTTCCGGTCATGTTATAACCCTTTTCAGCACACATATCAAATACAATTGGATACATTTTAATTAATTCATCTCTAGTGTCGCCAGCTGGCATAATAAATGTTTTAGATTTTGGAATATTGAGTAACACTCTAAATTCTTCAATCTCTTCTAAATTATATGCTGTACCATCCCATACTGGTTTATAATGATAATCTGTATGGTATTTAAGTGTTTGTTTGATTATATCTAACTTGAGACGGAATTTATTGTGTTGATCAATCATTTTTTGGTCTACAATATTGCCAAGAGGTGTAGTAACACCAAGTACGGGAACACTATTGCCAAACTTAGGACTGAGACTAATAAGACCAAGTGGATAATCGGTCTCAATAAAATGTGATCCTTCCGTCTCAATAGTGATAAGAATGTCTCTTTCATGGGCAAAATGTGTTAATTCATTTACTAATGCTGGGTGCATTGTCGGAGAACCGCCAGTTAACATCATTTCTTTGATATGAGGATTCTCATCATAAATTGCAATGATATCATTAAAAGTAAATGTACCTTTTTCTGGATGGATACTTGTATACCAAGAGTCACACCAACCGCCTTCGCCAAAATAGCATCGATGGGTGCATCCTGTAGTTCTAACTGCAATAGTAGGTCGACCAAATCGACTGCCTTCTGATTGCACACATCGGTACAATTCTACTATTGGTAATGTTTTTGTGTAATCTGTGATTCTTCCTGGTTTCATAACTGGCTTAAAAAGGTAATTCATCATCATCGGTATCGACATGGACGGGTTGATTATCTAGTTTATAAATTAATTGATTGAATTTATTTTCTAACTCTACAAGCTTTTGATATACTTTATCAAGCATATATGCTGGAGGAGAAGGTTCATTGCCAAAATGTTTATCCAAAAATGTTCTAGGATAAGTTGCGACGTGTTTGTAATTATCTCGTTGTGATGATTCTGGCAGTTCACGCCATACAACTTTAATACCATCTCGTTTTGCAGCTTCAGCCACTTCTCGACCTATGCCATTAAAAGAAGATGCACGGCCGGTGTATTCATACACTGATAAGTATTCATCAACACTCCTCATAGATACTTGAATTTTTATCGTTTTCGAAACATTCTACTTTAATCACTTTGCAACGACCTGCATCTGTTTTGGATAATACTTCATTGAAATGATCAAATACTAATTTAGCATTACTTTCAGCACCCATCTTTTCCAAGAAGTGTACTTTGCAAATGCCTTCCATTGCCATTGATTCAAATAAATCGCGATATGGATCATCTGCTTGAATTAGAGTTGTATGATCCCACATATGATCCATCCAATCTTTAAGACCATTGCCTTTTGGTGGAGTCTTGAAACCTCCATAATCAACAATCCAATTCATATCATCAAGTTGATTTTCTTCTAATGGTTCGTTAGATGCAAACCATACTTTAAACTTTAATGCATAACCATGTAGCAATTCACAATGCGAATGTGATGCTTTCCATTGACGAATTGCCACTGAATAGTTATCAAATACCTTTGTTGAAATATATCTTTTAGCCATGAGTGTAACCTTTCACAAATTGATAAAATTCTGAACGAGCATTACCATCTTCTAAAAATGCTCCTGTGAGTTTTGCTGTTTTCATTGATGCACCGCGGTGCTTAACACCTCTACATGATACACAATTATGAGTTGCTTCAATCATTACAGCAACGCCTTTGTTATCTGTAATAAGTTCGTCAACTGCGTGTTGAATTGCTACTGTTAATTGTTCTTGAATTGCACCGCGTCTGCCAAAGTGTTCTACTACTCGATTCAATTTACTTAAACCTACTACATTGCCATTCTCTGCTGGAATATACGCAATATGAACTAAGCCTTCAATAGTTTGGTGGTGATGTGAACACATACTTGTCAATGGAATGCCGCCTTCAAATACAATACCATCATAACCATCACTCGGAAATGATGTGATATCAGACATTGGCTCATAACGACCTTTCCATAAGTCATTAACATATGCCTTTGCTACTCGTTTAGGTGTATTATCTGAATTCGGATCATTTTCCCAATCTACTCCTAATGCTTTAAGAAATTCACCATAATAGAATGCTGCCATTTTAATAATATGCTGCTTCTCATCTTCAGTTAATCGAGCATCGGGGCCTTCGATAGCTTGTTTATTAGCTAATTGCGTAGAAATACCATTAGCAAAACCTGATTTTACTAATTCTAAATTTTGTCGTTGTTTCTCTGTCATGTTATAACTTCTTTCAATAATATAATAGTAAATTTATTTGGTATTTCCAACCTACCCATCACAACTTAAACAATCCGGGTCCATTGCTCGTGCTGCAATATCACCTCGCAAAACTGATTCGGTGCGCATATAATAAAGTGTCTTGATTCCTTGTTTCCAAGCTTCAATATGAATTTGATTAATCCATTTAGGAGAAACTTCCGATGGAAATGCTAAATTCAAACTGACTGATTGATCTACATATTGTTGACGTATGCCGGCTTGTTTAACAAGTTCCAATTGATTGATTTCTTTGAATGTTTTAAATACATCTTTTGACCAATCAATTTCTTTGTTTTGGAAAGCTGTTTCTGATATTTCATCGCGATGCATTAATTTTCCGGCTACGAAACCCCAATTATCTAATTCATTAAGGCCTTGTACAGAGCCGCCATCTTCTAAAATTTTATCCCATGTCTCTTTTGTATTGATTCCAATCTTACGAAGAGCTTTTTCTAATTCGCGATTCTTACGAATAAATGTACCTTTTGAAGTTTGTTCTGTAAATACATTTGCTGCCCATGGTTCAATACCTGCAGAAACATTGCCTGATAATTTTGAATTCGATACTGTAGGTGCAATTGCTCTTAAGTGAGTGTTACGCATACCGGTTCCAACACACCATAATGGCTCTCCATATTCATTTGCCATATCTCGGCTTGCTCTTTCAGATTCAATTTTAATTTGACTGAAGATTTTGCGTGTTTCAAATTGTGCAGGCAATCCTTCGAAAGCCATTCCTTTTTGTTGCAAATATGTATGCCAACCTAAAACTCCTAAACCTAAAGCACGACCTTTTTCCGCACTTCTAACAGAGTTTTCAAAGCCTCGCATATTCTTGGCCCTTTGTATAAATTCTTCTAGGACGCCGTCTAAAAACCAGGTTGCTGTGTATACTAGGTCGGTATCTTTCCATTCATCATATTTTGCAATGTTCAAAGACGACAAACAACAAACAAATGAGTGTGATTCATCAGTATGCAAAGTAATTTCAGAGCAAATATTTGTCATGAATACTTTTAATCCATTTGTTTTATATGCATCTGGATTCTGTTTGTTTACATTACCCTTAAACATGATATATGGTTCACCTGTTGCTTTACGCTTTTGAAGTACTTTACCCCATTTTCTACGTGCTTCGGGTTCGCCTTCTTCTAATTTACGCATAAATTTATCTGATACAACTACACATTGGTGCATATTCAAACATTGACGATTTACATCGCCCTTTGGTTCGCGGATTTCTAACCAATCTTCAAAGTCCGAATGATCTATATTTAAATTAACAGATGCAGCACCTCTACGTACCGATCCTTGATTTGTTGCTAAAATAGTAGAATCATAAATCTTAGCAAATGGAACTACGCCATCCGATGTACCATTTTGTGAAATTTTGCTACCTGCGGGACGAATCATATTCATTCCGATACCTACTCCTCCGCCATGTTTAGCAAGAAGCATCATTTCTAAATTTTTGCCGCCAATATCTTGAATTGAATCTGCAACATCGATACCAAAACATGAAATTGGTAAACCTCGATCTGTACCTGTATTAGAAAGAACTGGCGTTGCTAGATTCAACCAACCTCTCCATATATAATCAAAAAACTTAGATGCTAATTGTGGTTTATCTAAACGACGTGCTACAGCTGTTGCAACGCGCCAATATGCATCTTTCGGCTTTTCGCCAGCTAACAAATATCCTTTTGAAATTGTTTTTACATATATTTCAGTGTTACCCCATTCTGGAAAATCGACTCCTAATTCCCAACCCAATTCTTCTGCGTAATTTTTCATTGTTTTTTCTTTTCTTGTTACCATAAATCTGACCAATCTTCACCTTCATTTGCTTTGCTATAATCTGTTGGACGTACTGCAAAGAAATCAGTGTGGGTATGTCCGCCCGTTAGATGATAAAACCAATCTAACTGTTCCGCTGATTTTACATTGTATGAAAAAGTAGATTCATATCCAAGCTCAGTTAATTTTTCATTTGCTCGCTTACGAATAAAATTCTTTAAATCAGTCTTTTTAAGATTCTCTAAATCTCCTTGTTCAAACATTTTGTCAATAAATTGTTCTTCCATTTGACCCATATATTCGGCTGCTTGTTCAACCGATGTACGAACTGCGTCTTTTAGTTCCGGATATTCTTCACACATATGACGAAATAATTGACACCCCATTTTTGAATGAAGTGATTCATCTCGTACTGACCATTTCATTTGTTGACCAATACCCTTTAACATGTTGCGCATTTGAAATGAATACAATACAGCAAATGATGAATAAAGTGATACTCCTTCAGCAAATGCAGAAAAGATTGCTAATGAACGAGCTACTTCTTGTCGAGCTATAGGATTTGATGCTAAATCTTTATGAGTCCACTCTGCAGATGTTGAAGTTAAAAATTCAAACTTTTCAGCAATTGCTGGTTCATGAAGAAATGCTTCAAAATTTTCTAATCCTAATGTTTCATTAAGATATGAATATGCGGTTGCATGAATTGTTTCTTGCGACCCAAACATCATTGCCATTTGCTTAATCTCATGTTTCGGAAACCATTTAGTTACCATGGTAGTCCAATAATCAGATACAGCACATTCTGTTTGAGCAAAACCCAACAAAATGTTACCGACCAAATTCTTTTCGTGTGTTGCTAAATTTTCATTCCAATCTTTAATATCGCCTTGCATTGGAATTTCCGTATGCAACCAAAATGCTTGTGCTTGTTTTAACCATCCTTCATTGTAATAAACAGGATATTCAAATGGTTTAAACGGAATTCGATCTTCAAATAGTTTTGGCATCGTGTCCTTTAAATATGTTAATAACTTAATTTTTTTAGATGAAAAAAGGAAGGCCGAACACCTTCCCTATTCATTTTATATAAATATACTTTTATCCAAATTGTCCACCGAGATCTTTGAACTTTTGGGCTAAATTTTTCTTCATCATGTTTTCGCCAGTCTTCATGATTTGTGTGGTCTGTTTTCCTTGAGTTGTTTGTGGTTCAAAGAATTCAAATTGACCATTATTTGTATTGATCTTACTCGGTAACGTAATACCATCTGGGCCAAATCGATTCTTAATAACATGACCTCTACCAGTGCCTGACATCTTATCTTCTACTTTACGAGACAATGACATCAAGAAGTCAGCAACCATTACTTTCCCATATGACGATGCAATCTTATCTGCTTCAATAATATCTTCTTCTAAGGCGCTTCTTCCTGCTTGCGATGCAGTCCATACTGGAATTTTATACTCGCCCGCCATTCCACGCAGCTCCTCGTATAAGTCCTCTAAGGCTTCGTGTTTGTCCTTTTTAGTATTTACTTTGAGCAAATCACCATAATCTACTACAATTAAATCGGGCGGTTTGCCTTGCATTATGGTTTTTTCAATATGAGCTTTCAATGCCATTACTCCAACTGACTTTGTTGGATAATATTTAACAATCAATGATCCAGATAAAGTTTTCATTTTTTCTTCAACTGTATCTTGATGATGTTTTAATGTCTGTGCATTAATACCAGTTAATACGGAATCATATCGTTGACCTACATAATTTTCATTAAGCTCTAATGTATAATGTATAACTGTCTTGCCTGCTCTGACCGCATTTGCACCAATGTTAATAAGCATCCATGATTTACCAATACCTGCAGGTGCCATTACTACTCCTAATTCGCCCGGAGCCAATCCTCCATCCATTAAGTCATCAATAACATCCCATCCGGTGGTAATTGTATGTCGAGCTGCTTCATTGTAACGAGATGCTACATCATTAATATAATCTAAACCAATATTAGTGTCAGCGCCAGCTTTCATGGCACTATCCATTTTGCTTTTTATTTCATCATAATTACCCATTTTTAATAGGTTAACAGAATCCATAATAGCTCGCTTAATTTCTTGATTCTTACAAAACTTAAGAATTTCATCTTTTACAAATGATAAATCATCTGACTCCATGTATCGAAACACTTCTTTGAGTTGTTCTAATACTGCAGTTTTAAGAATATCATTTTCAATTTCAGTAACTTTTACTTTGAGAACATCTTTAGACGGTGGTGCTTTATATTGTCGAAAATGTTCTAATATCACATCAAGCAACCAACTATTTGAATCTGATTCAAAATAATCAGCTTGAATAATATCTGCAATTTGTTGTAAAAATATTCTATCCGTAAACATCGCGGATAATACCTTCACTTGGAAGCCATACCCGTATTCACTTAGTTTGTCAGTCATATATTATTTATATAAGGAAAAAATCCTTGGAACCAAATATTATTTGTGTGTTTGTTTTGCAAATGCATTCAAAGACAACCAAGTGTTGTTTAACCACTCTGGTAAATTTTTCATTATGGCCCACATCTTATCTTCATAGAACAATCGTTGAAATTCTGAACGATTTAATTCTGATATAGGCTGTTCCATGATGCCTCGAATTTTGCTAGCTGTTTGAGCTGGAATATCTAATAATTTGATATTCATTAGTTGATAGTTTTGTTCAATGATTCTTGCATTATCTAAAATCTTTTGGTATGATTTAGATTCTTTAAGATTGTTTCGACTTTTATCTAATAACTCATCAACCGAATATTCTGCAGGCTGTGCTAATTCTGGAATTAATTTTAATATAGTCTTTGGACCAATACCATTTACCCCAGGAATATTATCAGATGCATCTCCCGTAAATGATCTATAAATAACCATATTGTTCGGATGCACTCCAAATTCTTCTTGTACTGCTTCTACATCATACATTTTCTTTTTGATAGGAGACCAAACTCGTATGCGATCATCTACCAATTGGTAGAAATCTCTATCCGTAGAAACAACGGTAATCTTTTTGCAAGTATCTTCATACATTTGTGCAATATACGCAATTGCGTCATCTGCTTCAATGCCATCTATGGCCATGAATGTTACTGGCAAGTTATCTAAATAAGAAACTAAACGACTAAATTGATGTCGCATCGATTCTTGTTCATCTTCAATAGTTGAATCATGATGATCGTGTCTACGAAGCTTTGTTTTATTAGCTCGATTTGCTTTGTAATCACCATAAATTTTTTTGCGTTTAGCAGATCCACCTCTGCCATCAAACACAATAACACAACGTGTAGGTTTAAAGTCTCGTATCGTTTTACCTACTGAATATAAAAATCCAGTAATGCCGCCGATATGATCACCATCTTCATTATAAGCAGGTGTTGCTCCAAAACTTCTAATAAAGGTATTGAGTCCGTCAAATACCATGAGATGATCATTAACATCTAACGGACTCGAATTCCTTTCTTGTTGTAACTGTTTGAATAATTGTTGATACTTATTCATTATCCTTCTTCATCGATGAATTCGTCTGTGATTATTACATCATCAATACCACCATCAATTCCAGCTTGATATTTGAATATGTAAGCATCGCAAATTCTTCTATATAACCTATCTTTTGCTTCCGGATTATTAATAACCTTTTCAACAAAATCTTTACTTTGGAATTTCATTTCACCAAACGTTTCACCTGTTTCATGATCAACATCTTCTAATGTATACCATGCACCTGATTGTTTGACTAAATCAAAATTCTTCATGATTGATAACCAACCGCCGTAATTGTCAATACCACTATCATAGTAAATTTCATAATCTACTTTGCGATGCGGCGGACCCATACGATTTTTAACTACCTGCACATTCGTTTTGCTTCCTACAACTTGTTCTACGCCGCTAACTTTAGCTTTGATCATTCCTGTATTTTTAAGACGAAGACGAACTGATGCATGGAATGGAATTGCCTTACCACCTGCAGTTGTCCATTGGTCTCCAAATGATACGCCTAATTTGGTACGTAACTGATTTGTAAAGATGAGACAAATACGCTCACGTGCAATCCAATTGGTTACTTTACGCATTGCCTTTGATAAGATGATTGACTTTGAAGTTGCATAACCATCTTTATCATATTCAGCTGACATTTCGATTTTTGTAGATGCACCCATAATTGAGTCTACTACAATTGTAACTAAACGATCTTTATCTGATTTGCGAACTCCTTCTACAATTGTTTCAATAGTTTCAAAGATTTCTTCAATTGTCTCTAATGGAACATATAGCATTGTTTTTAAATCAACACCAATAGCCGTTAGGAATTCGGAGCTAGTGGCAGATTCTGTATCAATATAAACAGCCAAGCCGCCTTTCTTTTGCGTTTCTGCTAAAGTGTGTGCTGCTAATAATGATTTACCTGATGCTTCTAATCCTGTAATTTCAGTAATCCGACCTACGGGAAATCCGCCATATGGTCGGTTTGAAATTGCTAAATCTAACATTGAACACCCGGATGAAACCCATTCGGACACATTACTTGGAGAATCTTCATCGCCATCTAGAAAGAATGCAGTTTTAAGATTTTGACCTTTAAACTGCTTATTGATACTTTCAGCTAATGTATTTGCTAGAGTGTCTGTCAATTCCAGTTTACTTTTACCTTTTGCCATTTTTATGACTCCTTCTTAATTAAAAAGATCATTAAATGCATCAGCAACATTGTCTACTTTAGTAGCTGCTGGCTTTGATGCAGGTGCAGATGCGGGTGCAGATGCTGGCTCTGATTCTTCAACATCAGAATCTGCATTTTCTGGATTCATCCATTCTGCTAATGCTTTTTCTAATTCATCATAAGATGGCTCAGGAAATAAATCAGTGATTTCAGGTTGATTCATGATTTTTTGTGCAATCTCTTTATCTTCAGTTGCTGGCTGAGTATTAGGTTTAACTCGGATTGCTGTTTTTGGATATGCTCCAGCTCCTTCTGCAGGTGTAAATTCTACATCAATATCTCGACCATTCATTAAGTCTGTGATATCGCCATAGTCTGCATCAGAAATTATTGATAACAATTCAGTGTAAATTGTTTTACCAAAACCCCAAAACTTTACGCCTTCAGATTCTTTGCCACGAATAATTACGGGAACATAAGTACGCATCTTGGGTTCAATTTTACGACCCATTAGCCAATCTTCTTTATCGCCAGTCTTTTTAAGTTTGTCTGCAAATTCTACAATTGGATCTGCATTACCAAATGTAATTGGAGATAACATTGATTTTTTACTAATGTCATAGTGGAAGTACAATTCTAGGAAAGGATTGTCTTTGCGATGCACGTAAGGAACGATTCGAACTCGTGTCTTGCCTGCCTCAGGCTTCCATACGTTGTTTTTCTTGTCATCGGTTTTGTTTAATTGATTAAGTTTTGCTTTGATAGCGTCAAGGTTAAGTGCCATAAGTACTCCTTTAGTTAATTAAGTTAATAAAATATAAAAAT